ATGCTCTAACGCGTGCAACAGGGCAACAGTATACCACCGGTAATAATCAGCTTCCACAGGGTAGCGCCCAAGCCATGCAGCAGCCGGCCAAGTACGCCGGCATTACTCCTAATGCGCCATACGGTGGTGCGGGGGGCGGCGGTGGCGGACAGCAGAAGGAGCGTCCGTTCGCCGATCAAGATGCCCTGCCGGAAGATTTGCGGAGACAGGCTAACGCGTTATTTCCTAGGGTTGACCAAGAGGAACAGCGTACTGCGTTCATAGAAAAAAATATGACGGCGCGTGCCGAGCAACAGAGCAAGTTGGAAGTTGCCAAGAATACACGATTGTATGGGAGCCAAGCCACAGGCGATGCCAGGACTAATGCGGCGCAGATAGCTGCGGACTCTCGTGAACAAGTGGCTCGTACTAAATCACAAGCGGACATGTTTGCCGCCCAGGCCAAGAGCCCTATGGACGTGCAGAAGTACAAAACCCTTAGCTCGTATTTGACGGCCAATCCAGGAGCTACGCCGCAAGCGATCCGTCAGCAGATGGCCATACTTGGAATTAACCCGCAAGCGTTTACACAACAGCAGCCCCAGGCTCCTGCACAGCAGGCCCAGGCGCAGCAAGGTGGTGGACCCGAAGCCTATCTTCGAAGCCATCCGGAGACTAGAGACCAGTACGACGCTAAGTTTGGACCAGGGGCCGCGGCTAAGGTGCTTGGCCAACAGTAAGGCCAGAACGTGACTGACGCGACATATAGTGATCCGTCGGGGTCGGCGAATGTTTACGACCAATTCGACGCACCCAAAACGCAGCAGCCACAAGCGCCGCAAGGGAACATCTACGACCAATTCGATGCCCCTAAACAAACGCAACCGCAAAACCCTTACGATCAATTCGACGAACCGGAAAGTTCGCCGGGCGGCGCGTTCGCGCGTCAAGCGATTAAGCAAGCCCCAGCAGCCGCAGCGGGCTGGGTCGGTGGCGTTGCTGGCGCGGAAAGTGGAGCCGCGGCCGGTGCCGCAGTGGCTCCGTTCCTTGGTCCTCTGGCGCCGGTTGCACCACTAGGTGGCGCTATTATCGGCGGTCTGGCCGGTGCCGGTGGCGCCAGCTATCTGGCGACCAAGGGCGAAGACTGGGTTCTGGATAAACTAGGTTTGCGTGGCGGTACTGGCATGTTGAGCCAGCGCCAGGAGCAGGCCGATATCGAGCAACACCCTTACGCCAGTGAGGCAGGCGGCCTTGCGGACGTGCTTATAGGTGGCGCGGCCGGTGGAGCTACCCGCGGCGTGCGAGCCATAGGCGGGGCGATTATGGGTGGCACGACTGCCGCCCAGGAGTATGCCGAGAACGGCGAAGTAAATCCTGTAAAAGTTGGCATGTCGGCTGTGGCGGGTGCTGTAGCGCCTAACCCGCGCGGGTGGGTCAAGGATGTTACCGCCCCGGTAACTCGCATGCTCTCGCGCCCACAAGTAAACCCCGATGCCGCTGGCCGTCCAGACCTCAGAGGACCACAAGACGAGAAGAAAGATATTGCCAACTCCAACGATATTACCACAGTGGCTCCCGGTGTCGCTGCGGATAACGCCCCTGCGCCTAAGAAGGGTGTACAGTCTGCGGCTAATACATCGGAAGGATCGGAACGTGACTACAGAAAAAATACACCGGCCGGCGCTGTTCAGGGAGTACGAACCGTCGAGTCCGAACCGAATATCAATACAGACGCTATACATCCAGACATTCAAGCAGCACTGGGGGGAGAAGATGAAGAAACTATCACTCAGGTGCCTAGCGTGGGTAATCGCCCCGTTCGCAATCCTGCTGTTCCTGGTGATGTGGCTAATAGACCAACTCAACCGGTTCCTGGGCAAGCTGCTACTCAGCCTGTGCCTGCTGATACTGGAAGCGTACCCCCCATCGAAAGCGGGATTGCCGAAGCTGGGGCCGCGCAGGGATTAGGCCAGAGAGTTCCACCTGAAATAGCTCAACGGCAAGAGCAAGCAGTAGCACAAGTCGATCCGGAACTGGCGCACCGGATAGGATCGCTTACGATACAAGGTCGGAACGCCGCTCAGATTTTTGCTGATCTGAAAGGTGCTATGACGCCACCTGCCATACGCGATGTGCGTAGCGGGCTTGGATTAAATCCGCAGACCAAGGATGTTATTCAAGGCGCGATGCGGGAAGCCGTGCAGCGCCCCATTGTTGAAAGTCCTGTTTCATCCATAGCCAACTCCATTCCAGGTGGCCCCGTTGTTGTGCATCCGGAAGTGCCACCGGAATTTAGGCCGTTCCTGGCGGTCCACGAAACCGTAGAGGAAAAACTGGAAGGTGCAGGGTATAAGACGGCGCATAAGGTGGCAACTATTGCCGAGCGTATGGCTGTGGAAGCCTCCGGTATGGACTGGAAAAAGTACCAGGACTGGTTCGCTACACATGGCAAGGCCATTGAAAAGACCCCTACCGATATGACGGCGCTCAAAGAGCAGTTTGGGCCCGACGTAAAGTTCCACGTTGACCCGGAAGCAGCCGATGGACATTACACTTCGCACCTTGGCCCCGATGCCGGTACTGATGTTGCGCCAAAACTAAATCCTGATCCAGACAGCCCGAGTCAGATATTCGCGCGTGCCAACGCTGCACGCTCTCAAGGGCAGACTAAGCCCGGTAAGGTGTACTTAGAGGCAATCAAACATCTTAAGTCTGTAGGCTTGAACAAGGTTGCGGACGAACTGGCCAAGCTGCCGGCCGGCGAGCGCGAAGCCAAGGCTGCACAGCTTCTGGCTATGGAGCGGAACAAGGGCGGCGAAGCCGAAGTACCTAAGAACGTACGTGTCCCGGCTAAAGGCTATAAGACCGATACCGGTATTACTGCATCTGGAAAAGCAGACCTGGAACGCAAACAGGGAGTGTTGGACGCTGTTAAGAGCGCCTTCGATAAATTCAAGGGTGATAAGGAAGATGTTATACCTACGACCACTTCCGATAAGGCAAAGGTTATCGAACGGGCCAAGCAGGCAGTAGCCCATGCCACCGAGCAGAACAAGGGCGCTGATCCGATCAAGACATACAGGGCTCTTAACGATCCCAACTGGCGCTGGATGCGTGATGCCAAGCGCGTAGTTGACAGTCCTACGCCAAAGAACATTTCAGAGTTCATCACTAACGAAAAGCTTGCTTTTGCCGGTGGCGCCAAGGACGCGCAGCAGACCGCACGTATCAAGGCCGATACGGAACTGCGCCCTGGTCCGCCCCCCGTGGAGGAAGCTAGTGAGCAAGCTATACCACGTGAAACCTTCGAGCCTGTACCGGTCGTAGCCGCGGGCAAGGATAACTCCTACGTCGAAGCGCAGAACGAAGTCCGCGACTACGTTAACAACCTGCCGGGCAAGGACTATGAAACCCTGGCCGAGCAGTACGATCTGCATAACGAACTGGACGAACCGGCCGATCCCAAGGAACTACTTGGCAACTTCAAGCAGACCATTGCCGAGACTACCAAAAAGCGTCCGGGTGTAATAGAACGTGTACCAGCCGAAGATGTAACCGGTACGCCACAGCCTGTTCGCAACAAGCGAGATATAGATAGGTTCGCACCCACCAAAGAGGGCGGCGCTGCATCGGCTGGACGAGTGCTTACTGGTGAGGAAAAAGCCAAGGCCATTGCGGCCATGAACATGCCAGCGGCTACGCGTAACGTGGACGAGCGTATCAAATCCGAAGAAGACGCCGTTACACGACAAGCCATGGCACGCAAGAACATGCCGAAAAATCTTAGCGAAGCCACTGGCAAACTAATAAAAGGCGTAACGCAAGCTTCCGGCGTGCCGTTGCAAAACACTTGGGACGCTGCCAAAGAGCGCATGGCTGACTACCTTAAAGACAGCACCGGTAAAGTTTCATTCAAGCCGTTCTCCTGGATGCAGAAGCGTCTGGTGGATGCCTTTTCGCCTCATGCGCTTCCGGCTGTGGACCAGTATGTGGAGTCCTTGGGTGATCTGTTTAACGAACATCGCAATAAAGGGCAGAACCGCGATAGCGAAATATTTGCCAACGCCATGGCCGCGCCGGATCACACGCCGGAAGAATGGAAGCAAATACACGAGGCCCACGATAACCGCACCACGTCCGCGCTGCCTACAGAATTGCGCGATACGTATAACAACCGTATCAAGCCTCTGACGGACAAATATGGGCGAGATTACGATTGGGTACGTACCAACGATAAAGACCTTGATCTGCCACGGCGTTACGACGATGGCACGGTGGCCTTCCAGCCGTTGCTGAAAGAGGGTTCGCAAGTATTCGACCGCGAGAAGGAGAACGATCCAGTTACCCGCCTTCGCACCTTGTCGGATTATACCGGGCCACTGCAAGAACGTAGCTACTTCGCTTTGGATAATGGCCAGGGGCGGCGTATCATATTCAAGCCGGGTGACGGTGAGATATCGATCTATAAGATCAGCCCCAAGACCGGCAAGACTACTACGTCCAAAGTTGCCACGGTGGATTTTGACGGCGATCCCGGCGATAGAATAACGTTAAAGATAAATGGCAATACTGACACCTTTTCGGTGGACAATGCCACAGCCAAAGAAATTATGGCCAGTGTCAAGAACGAAGATGGAACGCCGCTTAAGTACCACGAGAGCCCGCTTACCGCATGGTCTAATGCAGTTCGCGGCGTAGGGCAGGTGCGCGACAATGTAATGCTGTTGCAGAAAATAGAGAATTCCAAACCGTTCTTAGAGAACGCCACTAAGAACGCCAAGGAAGCCGAAGCAAAAGGGTACATCAAGACCACCCTGCCACAGATGAAAGACTGGTACATGGAGCCGCGGATCGCCGAGGCCATGGATGATTTCGCTGCCCCCGGGTTTAGCGATCTGCACGTCCAGGGTTTGCGCAATGCAGCTACCGGGCTTATCAAAACCATGTACACGTTCGGCCCGTTCGTCCATGCGCTTAATGAAGCTGATCTGTGGGCCACGTCCCGTGGCTTCGACTGGCTCAATCCGAAGGGTTACCAGTCCATCGTGAAAAATGGATACAAAGCCATCAAGTCTGTCAATACGCAAGACGATTTACAACGGCAAATACGAGCCGTTGGCGGCAACCCCATGTTGGGCGCGGTGCTTACCCGCGACCTAATTACGCAAATTGCAGAAAAGTCCGGGCTTGAAATTACTCGCAACGCCCCCGCCTGGGACCCGATAGCCAAGTCGTTTGGCATAAGCACCGCCGACTTGGGGCGTGGTGTGTATAAAGAGTCCAGCAAGATCATGTGGAAGTTGAGCGACATTCTCCTTACGCAGAAGGTTATAGAGAATATGGACATACATAAAATGTCCTTGACCGATGCTGTTAACGACGCTCACAAGTTCATTTCGGATTATCGCATTGGGCCACGGGTAGCCAACTCTAGGTTCATTGCCAAGTTTCTTGCGGACCCTGCCACATCTTTGTTCGGCCGATATCACATGGGGCTGTGGAACTCCATGGGCCATATGAGCCGTAATCTTGTCAAGGGTACACCGGAGGAACGTACCAAGGCGGCTGGACAGCTTATCGCGTCTGGCGTCATGGCGTACTTGATCTATCCGGCGCTGGATAACGCGGCCCAGTATATCACTGGCAACAACGACGCAAGTTTTGGCCGGCGCGGGTTTGCCACCATACCTAATTCCTTGTCGGAACTGGCCCAAGGTAAGAGGGATTATACCAAGACCGCGGCGGACGTGTTCACGCCGTCCCTGCCGCTGAATGCCCTTGGCCAAGCCCTCCATAACACCGACTGGAAGGGCCAGCCGATCATCCAGAAAATGGATTACACCAAGCATCCGGAAAGAGCTTTTACCGCGGCTGGTGAACTGGCGGATACGGCTGGCTCGGCCCTGGTAGCACCGTATGCTACGCTGGCTACGGGACTGCACGAGCCAGGAGCCACCCCTGCGTCTGTGGCCGGTAAGTTCGCCACTGCTGCTGTGGGTATAACCAACCCGACGGATCAGGCGCGGAAGTACATGCACAACCAGCCTAAGTACAACGAGCAGGACTTGAAAAAGCGAGCGCAGAAGAACGCCGGGCCTATTGAACGCCTTACCAATTACTTAACGAGGTAAGTTTACCGTCACGGTAACGAGGGTTAAATGCCGTTCAAGAAGGTAGGCTCTAATGAATATAGTTCTCCTTCTGGTCGTCATTTTAATGGCGCGCAGGTACGCCTCTACTACGCAAACGGGGGGAAATTCCCAGGAGAGAAAACTATGAGCAATAAAGGCTATATGGGTAAGAGCACGAGCTACGCGCAGGGGGGGCCTGTCCTTGGCAAAGTGAGCGAGTTCCTTAAGGCCGAAAACGAGTTTACGGACCCGGACGAAGGCGAGAAGGGCGACAGCGCCGACGAAGACCAGAAGTACGGTAAAACCGGCGCTGGTGCGGGTAAAGGCTTTACAAAGCCCCCCAAGGCTGCTGGCAAGTCATTGAAACCGGTCAAACCGCGTAGTTAAGTATCCTTATCCGCGGGGGGCGTGCCGAACATCCAGTCGGCCAAATAATCGTCGTCCCCAAAATTGCGGGTGCGCTTTCTAAGCCTTTGATACTTCTTGCGAAGTTGGCGCATTGGAACCCTCCTGGGAAGGTACTAACCCTACCACGTCAGACTTAAGGACCTGTGCCCCCGGTCGTTCGTCCATGGGCGTATGGGCGAAAAGCTGTCCCTCCAACTCGCTGCCGGGCGGTATGGGTATCTGGATGATGGTCTCCTGGCCACCGGACAGTGTAGTACCCGCGGTAAGGTCTACTCGCTTTACCCCTATCTCGGCCAAGAAGTGCTTCTTGAGACCGTTGAACACCGCGGTCTTTTCGTAGCTGGTGGCGTCCAGGATTTCCTCGAACTTGGTCTTGGATATACGCACCCGCCTGTGCGTGGTGTCCCACTCCACATGAACCTGCCCAGGCCGTGGTAGTGTCTTGAGCACCGTCACCACCGGCTTACCACGCCCCAAGTGCCGTCCTGCTGTCCATATCATATTCTCCACCAGGGACTTCATCACCAGGGTAAGCACGTCGCTTACGTGTAACTCGGTATTGCTGACGGTGGAGCTACCTTTGACATGCTCCCGCTGCATGGCGAACTGGCGAAGAAGATACCTATACATTTCCCCCAGGTTGAACTGTGCCAGCCCAAGCTTGTTGGCAAACGCAGCCCCCGCTATGGTAGTGGCGCATGTGGCCGTCCAGAACCGTTCCTCACTTGCCACCTTGATCTGGTCTTCGAAATCGTTGAGAATAGCTCGCGTATCCCGTTCCACCAGTTCCGTATTACGACCCAGCCACTCGGCGTATTGCTTACCGGCCCAGCCAAAGTTGTAATCTAGACTCTTGATAAGGTGCTCTACGTCGGACGCACGCTGCGTATCCGGACGCTTCTCCACTTCGATTTGAAACACCCTGCGAAGCTGTGCGTCCGTGTTCTTGACGTGCTTGGTTATCTCGTCCCACAGGGAAAGATTAGACCCTACGCAAATCATCGCCTGCCAATTACCCGACTCCCTGAACGACCTATCGGAGTGCAGCTTGTTACCTTCCACACCCTCGGTCAATGACCCCAGGATATGCCGCACATTCTCAATACGCTTCTTGTCGGATATCTCGTCCCAGTATGCCGGAAGGTTTCGCAATTCTCCAAGCTTCTTCATCAAGGCCAACGGCGACGCGGTAGGCGTGTCCTTGGTCATCTTGGGATTGCCCCACACCGCGGAGCCGATACTAATGGCCGTGGACTTGTGCGCCCCCGACTGTGCGCTCATGGCATGGAGCATGCCGTTGTATTGAGCCGGTACGTGCATAAGCGGCGATCCGAATGCCACCGCTATGATCGTCTCTAGGTCCGGACGCTTCTGATCGGTGACGATCTTGATAGCCGCGCGCCAGTTATCCATCTTGCCAGACGGCGTGTAATGCTGCTGTAGGCGTTCGTCGGCATAGCCTGCTTGGTGGTCCTGGCCATCCTTGCGGTACACCTGTCCACCGTAGGCGAAGCCTACCTGCTCGCCGCCCTCGTATATCCACCCGTACGGAACCGTGTTAATGCGCGCCTTGGCTGCGTCAAGTTTTTCTGTCCAGCTACTCATAAAAGCCCTCACTCTTTTTTCGTTCTTAACGTATGGTTTGATACGCCGGCTGCGCAAAGCTACCATAAGCTTCGTGTCCGTGGCAAGTTCAGTCTCGGGGATAGACACGCGCTGTTCCCGTTCCAAGTCCAGCGAAGTCGTAAGGTTCATTGCCGCGGGGCCGTTCTGCATCCACGGCAGGGTAAGCCTACACTCAAACAACTGCGCGTACTCGTCCTGTGTGGCGCCACTACCGATTTGCTTCTGCACTAATTCGCAAATATAGCCCGTTTCAGCATCTACGATGTACCCGTTTGGGAGGTACATATCGGGGGGTGAAGGGGGCGCGGTGGCAGGCTGCGGTATAATTTTAGGGGTGCATAGGTTGAGGGGCGACCGGATGCTGCCGCGGAGCGGACACGCTGCACAAGATAAGCAACCTGCATTCTCGAAAGCCGCGCAGCTTGGCCACCCAATGCCATTCTCCCTGTCCGTCTTTTTACGCGCAAATAATGCTTCGGTTTCTTCCGGAGTATAAGTCTTGTACCCACGCGAAAGAACGTGGGACAGCGCGGGCCCGTCTTCAAGGAACGTACACGCGAGTACGTCGAGCATCCATAGGCCCTGTTCATAGTTCGCTCCATGCGTCTTATAGGCATCCTGAAAGTGCGGGCATCCCTTGAACAGTCCTGTGTAATCAAGCGGGGTGTCGTCCCGCAAACTTAAACCCTCGGCTAGGCTTTCGATCCCACCAGTAGGTATTGGTCTGGCGGGGAATTTCGACAAATCAAAAACTGGTTTTGTTACCGGGCCGGTAATAGACGTTAGCGATGGTGATGCCCGAATACTATCAAAGACCGCAAAATCATAGTCCATACCAAGAGCAGCAAGCCGTACAGGCCGTGGCGGCGCTGTTTTTCGGTTGAATGTTCCGGGAACACGAAGCACTCTTGCGCTGTCAGTGGTGATCCCGTGGTCGCATTTGAGTCCGTGAAGGCGTGTAAGTGTTTCAAGACCATCGGCGTACGGTTGCCATTCTTCTTTTGTGAGGGGCCGGTCGCTGATCCAATAGACGTGGCACCCTCCGCTTCCGGAGAGGACGAGCGCACTGGGCGCGGGTAGTTTCGCCTTCCCAACGAAGTCCGTAACGGCGCTGATTGCTTCTGCGGTTGACCCATATCCATTACCATCTTTAACGTCTACGTCGATCCATAGCGCCTTGAGCCTATGCACGTTGCGCTGGTTTCGCAACGCCGTTGCGTGGCCCTGGTATATTTTACCGGTGGCCCGCTGGCTGGACATACAGAAGTAGATATCTTTAGCTACGCTCGGCTTGACAGCCAGCCACTGCGCCATACCCAGGAAGTCTTCCACCTTGGTGTACGGGCGCCCCCGCATACCAGGAGACTTGTCCGTTGTCCAGTGCAGATTGCAAAACCCCGGCTCGCCATCGGCGGGCCAGGGTAATACTCTACGCAGGAATTCAGTAATATTTCCTGCCACCGTGTAACCTTACCCGGTTTTGATAAGGCCAGCGATCCTTGCATCAAGGTCCGCATCGGAAGCTTCCGGCTCCCCGGTGTCCGAGAATGTCTGTGTCGCCGGCTGCACGGGCTGCACCTTCTCGGCAACCACGTCCAGCGTCACACCACCAAATCCGGTATCTACCGGTGTCGGAGAAGTGGATTGCGCTGGCGCGGTCGTCTCTGCCATAGTAGTCCGTGTAGCAGGCTGGGCAGATGCCGTGGTTGCGGAGGTAGAAGGCTGGGTCTGCTGAGACCGCTGGGGGGCCGCGGTAGCGAGCGTAGAAGTAAGGCCCGTTTCCACGTTCCCAGGCGGCGTCAATGCCTTCGGCCCCTGTGGTGTTCCCCCGCCCGTTATCCGCTCCACCAGATCGTTGTTGCGCAACTCCTGAATGATCGGGGCTTCCTTGTCGGTCAGTCCCTGTAGCGGTCTGAATACCATTTCTGGCCATGAGGTCTCCGGGTTGAAAGTGATCCTGGTGATATACGAGCTAAAGTGCCAACCCTGGTTCGCCATAGTCTCACCAAGCACGGCAAGACTGTTCAACGAAGCAGGCGGGACACGCAGGAATACCGGCTCCATGAGCGCCTGTCCAAGGATGGCAGCCGACTGCGGAGGCAGTATAAGCACCGCCAACCGTTTGAAGTCGGTGCATTCACGGGACATGCGGCCGGTCTCGGCGTTCATCTTGCGAACGTTACGCGGGCACGTTGCGCAGTTGTCCGACTGTTTAACCTGCACATCCAGATCAGGGGTAATACCATCGGCAGACGCACATATCGGACGCTCCCCTTCGCTACCACCGCCTTGGTCATATTTCTTGTAGTACGACTTCGACTTATGCCGGGCTTGACCCAGGATCACCACGTCCAAGTGCGCCACTGGTGTGCCGTCATCTGGCCGCACAAAGTTGTGCTTCTCGCCGCGGTAGCGCAACGACCACACTTTGCCCTTATAACCGATCACACCGTAGGACTGGCCGATGCCTTCGGACAAGTTTTCAGCGGTGGGATCGAGATAAGCGAAGCCTTGCGAGGGCTTGCTGGTCTTGAAGTTTTCGGGAATTTGAAGTTCCTGGCCCATGCGGGTCTCCTGTTGTTACCGTGCGGTAAATTACTTTCCGGTTGGTCGTCTAACCCCGACGGTGGTTATCCCGTTCAAATTGCAGCCGGGGGGTAAATTATTATGCTCGTTTACATACTCCTTAACCGCTGTACTGTTTGCTCTGCGGTCGAGCAAGTCGAACTGGTTATTGCTGATAACGAACCGCATGAACGCATCAGGATCGGCAAGGGAAGTGGTATAGCGTGTGCTCTTATAGCACGTTCCGTGCTCCGTCTTCAAGCTCTCCATGTTGTTGTCATCGAGAAATTTTTGAAGACGACCAGATAATGCCGCTTGAAGTTCAACAAGTGGTTTACGTGCTGTCTCGTGCGCCTCGTCTATTTCTTTCAGCTTGTCCCTGATCTGGACATACTGCATTATTCTCTTGTTCATGTCTTCTGGCATTGTGTATCTCGCTGTAATCCAAACCTACATATGGTAGCTACGCGGTTGCGCCAACTACCAAAACAAGCGTCCAAAGCAAGCTGGTAGACGGATTTTAATGCTGTTCTCATACGTTCGTTTTCACGAACAAGCTGCATTATTTGATCTTCTGTCACTTTAAGTCCTCCGTAGCCATTTCAAAAAGTTGCAAAAGCTGATCCTGTATTTTCTGTTTGGAGCGCAACATACTATATATGCGTTTTTCGATCCCAGTTGACTGTAGATGTAGTAGCTGCTGCTTGTGCGCCTGCCCTACTCGTCTTATCCTGGCATTAGCCTGTTCGTATGTTTCCAGACTTGTTATTGGGAGATACCAAATAATCGTATCCGCTGCGGTAAGTGTTAACCCGTGTGACAGCGTACCAGGATGAGCCAGTAGAACTTTTGGCTTGTTCGTGTTTTGGAACCTGGCGAATACCTGCTCACGATCTTTTGTATCCCCATGGATAATATCGTGGTCGATTTTCACCTTGTCCAGTTCGAAGATTTTAGACAGCCCTTCGATGGCGTGCCTATAAGGAACGAAAACTATCACCTTGTGTTCCGCGGACTCGATCAAATCTATGAGAGCGACTATACGCGGGGCCGCATCCAGGCGGACGAACTCGGGCGACTGCGTATACACCCAACCGCCTGCGACCTGTAACAACTTGCTCATGACCACGCCAGCGTTTACCGCCGTTACAGTCTTGTCCTTAATCATCGCTTTGCAGTCTTTAAGGATACGCTGGTACACGGTGTTCTGTTGTGGGGCCATATCCACGTCGATCATGCGCGGGATCATGGGGGGCAGTTCAACCACATCGTCCAACGCATACCTGACCGCGGGCTGCATCATCTTGAACGCCATGTCCACAGCATTGGGCTTGGGCACCCACTTGAACGTACTAACTTTGGTCATCAGCATATCGCGGGCATGGGTCTGTCGATTAGGCACCGTGTTAGGCGTGACGATCTTGCACTGTGCCCATACGTCAGTAGGCTCGTTGGGCATGGGGGCACCGGTCATTCCCCATACTATACTGAACCTTGCGGCGAACTTGCGCATCAGTTTGCTGCGCTCGGAGTTATTGCGGTACACCGCCAACTCGTCAAGGATTAAAGTGTCTATATCGGCACGGGTATGAAGCGCCTCGGCTATCACCTTCAATCCGTCGTGATTGATAATGTATATATCCGCATCCTGAGCCAGCTTGGCCAAGCGTTCAGCCCGCGTACCGTATAAGACCTGGACACGACGGCCGGGGATAGTCTCAAAACATTCCCTCGCCCATACAAAGTTAAGTGTCGATAGCGGACCGACCACCAGCATTTTCCCCGCCATTCCCGAGCAATTAAGAAAATCCCATGCCCATAGAGCAGTCTTAGTTTTGCCGGTCCCCATATGATTGAGTACATATGCATGTGGGTTCTCCGTTAGCATTTTGCATGTAGCGCGTTGCACGGCGAAAGGTTTACCTTTGCACCAGTCGTAATATAGCAGCATCGGATTAGGTACTTTTTCAAATCCAAGATGCTTAAGCAGCAGCACGCTACGCATGTTGTGCGGTACGACCAAATTACCGTCCGGTAACTTCGGAGCAGACGGAAATAAAGAGAGTGCCCCCAGTATAGGGGGCACCACTAAAGTTTGCGTTGCTTTGGAAACGATTACTGGCATTCCATTTTCACGATTTTTAGGCCATCGGATTTCATCACAGCTTCAAGGCCGGCTTGTTCTATGCTGGTAGGCGCAACTACGACGCCAACAGCATACGTTCCTTTGCCATCCGTGAAGACAACGCGCCACTCTTTAGTGGGGTTCCACCGGATTATGCTCATTTGTGCGTATTTCGTTTGCCAAGGAGCAACATTGCGATATTACTTTGATCGCCGCGGCTAGAGATACATCATCGTCCACCAGATACACAAGGCCATGCGCTTTTTCTATGGCTTTCTTTGTTTCTTCCTGGCGCGGTGTGTACCATTTACCGGGGGCCTTTGTCTCTATGGCTATGAACCAACCGCCAGCACATACCAGCACATCAAGCGAAGGTGCACCCATACCGTTTTGCACGGGGCGAAACTGATACAAGCATGGCAGCTTGTCCAGTTCCTTTTTAAGCTTTGCTTTTATACGTCCTTCGGGGGTCATACCTGTTTATCGGCGGTTACTCGGCAGCTTTAGCGAGTTGCGCATTTTTGAAGGCCAGATATTCTTCGGCTCGCTCTTTGCTGTCTGGGCCATAGAAGTTTGTCACCCAACAACCGCCATCGTAATCAGAGTTTTCAACCGACCACACTCCCGGCTCGTCCTTCCGCTCGCATATTTCATACATCGGCTTCTCCTGTTAATCGTCTTGCTCTATCGTTCCTGTCGGCGGCGATGCGCTCCGCTTCCTGTTCGCTGACGCGGAACGCGGCTACGGTTCCCCACGATCCGATCACGCGCCAGGAATTTTCTGATCTGAGCGGCTCGGCTTTGAAGGTTTCCATGTTAACGTCCTGTTACTGCCCACAACACCATCGTAGCACCCTGCGCCACAGTGGCGGGTCTACCCAACGTAACAATGCACGCAAAGCGTCCGTCTGTGTTATATATGGCCCATGTGTCTGTTCGTATTCGTCATGCCAGTACCACTTCCCCATGTATTTCCAGGGATTTTCACGAAGAACCATTTTGTTTCCGTAATTGTTTAACTGCTTCCCGCAGCAAATCACACAGTTCTATATTATCTAAATTATATCCTTCTGGTGAATGACGGTTATCATCCAAACGTTTCGCCCACCGTTCAAGCTTATCCGCCAAAGTCATAGCTTCACCGCCATATAAGCAAACTCGTTCTTGCCTAGCCGCTTCTGAAACAGCAACGCCTTGCCAGACTTATAAGCGCCCCACACGATGTTTGCCAAGTCGCGCAAGGTCCGTGCGTCGGGCTGCATACGGTCATATTGCAAGTCACCGGTGTGATATATGATCCTGTCGCCGCGTCTAGCGTGGAACAGCTTGCGCTGAAACTCTTGCGTTGTCATTTTTCATATCCCATTGTTAAAAGGGCTTTAACTACTAAATTAAGCACATGCTTCTGTAATCTTTTATGGTTTAAAATTTCCCCTTGGCGCTGTACTTTATGTAAATCCAAAGACGCCCTATCTCGACCACGATAAGAAGCACACCTATAGTTTCCTGTATTTGGGTTGGGTTCATCTCCCTTGTTCCATATACCAATTTGGGCAAGTTCACTAACCTTACCTGTAATCGCGGAATGAAGTTCAACACGTACAATTATCATTAGTGCCTCTTTCCGTGAAACTGGCAATTCATTACCGGGCAGTAACGTGCGCATAATTTACCCGGCTTGGGTGGATAAGTCATAGTCCTGGCGGCTTGTTCCAACTCGTTAACACGCCCCAACAGCCCGACCCATGCGTTTGCCACGTCCTGGCGCGTATATGTTTCAGGCGTTGAACAGTCATCCTTGAGCCACACAAACTCGCTGCGAACTTTCTTCACAGTCGGATGAAACGCAAACACACACTGCGCCATCAGCATCAACTGAACGCTGTCAACAAGAATTTTTCCAGTTTTCCAGTCAAGTACAAGAGCCACAGGGCCGTCAATGCGGACAACATCGCCAATGCCACGATACCAAACCCGCGGGGAAAAATACTCCGTAGGCTGCAAGTTTTTCGTGAGCGCATATTTCTGCTCCACTAACAGTTCACCTGGGCCGGCTATAACCCGATCAACCCAGTGCTGATAATCAACCATTTCAGGTGGCAGGGGCTTCTTACCAGAGCACGCCTTGGCAAGCGCATCGTGTACTTCGTTACCCCACTTCATCTGCGATGTGTCGTCGGTGAAATTTTTTGCTAAATCTACTTCATAGTGCTTCTTAGGGCACGTCTCGAAATTCTTAATCTTTGAATAGCTCCAAGAAAACGCCATCACACAAACACCCATCTGGCCCAACATACAGCAAGACCGCCCAAACCAAATCCAGCAAAAAACGCCATACCAACTAATGCAAAATCTGTCATCACATAGCCTCTCGAATAGCTTTGGCAACTTGGCCATTATACTTAGGGTGAACATGATCGTTGCTCTGCGTAAACGTTACCACCTTGTCGTTGTGGTCCCTGGCAACGGTAAGCACGGCCCTGGCGGCTTTCGGGTTCAACGGCACAATCCATATCACCTTGCCTGTCGCCTTGGCGCGGATCGCCTGTAAGTTCTGCAACAGCTTGGGATTATCGGGGTCGTTGCTGCCGGCGCTGACTATGAGCGTGTCCACAGCATGAACCCGACCAATCACAGCGGCGCTAGGAATACCTATTTTGGCGTCATGTATGCACGCCGGGAAATAAGTAAACTGCGCTTCCGCTATACTGTCGCCGATCACCGCACAAGTCATTTCATATCCCTCAAAAAATTTTCAATCCATGCGTGTAGACGGTTCTTATGCACAGAAGACATTCTCGTGTTATACTCGGACACCAGTATGGCTCTACGACCAACGTACATTTCCTGTGCTCTTTTTCGATCTCTGTACGGGTTTGGTTTAGGTTTTTTCGGTAGTGGATTATTGTCCGATCCTACCGGGTAAATTTCTGGCCATCCTACTCCTGCACGAGGCATGTTACCGTCCGGTAATTATTTGCAGCCGCGCGGCATTGATAAACCTAGTTCTTTTTCCAGTTCTTCCTGTAACAGCGCCAGTGCCCTCCAGGCCAACTTGGCCGAGTGCCGCAGTTTATCTGTGTCCAATGTACCACGTTCGGTAAAGTGACGCACGATACAATTTTCATGGTCCATAGACTTACCGCGGGCCCAGTGTGTCGGCTGTCCAGGGTTATGTTGCTGGTTCCCCACATACGATACATTGGCAACAGCCGCCAGTGCATCGGGAAAATAGTCCAGCACCCCTTCTCCTATGGGGTATTCCTTACGGGCTTTCGGGTTGGCTGGCAGCAAACGACGCGGAATTTCTGGCACAACTTCTTCTGTATCGATCATTATGTGTACTCGCCTCCAAGGATGATGATGGTATGGCGTAGCGTATGTGCTAGTGCATGTTCGGCGCGGGCACCGCCGCTGTTTTCCCATCCGGGCAGCAGCGCGATTGCGTTCGCGTGTATACATATATAATGTGTGTCCGCGGCGAGCGCGTCGCGCAACGAAAAACCTTTCGCGAGCGCCGTTGTCATGTCGCCGTCCGGATGCTCTTTTGAGTTAAACCCTGTTTGTTCGTCCCGCTCCGCTGGATTGAACACTTCATGTCCTTCGGCGCGCAACAGACGGGCGGCTTTATGGAACGCCGGAAAATTGAACTCTGCTATACCCCGCATGGGGCCTGCTAGGTAAATATTCATAGCACCCTCCTAGCTCCTGGTTGTCTCAACTCACTAATAAGTTTGTTCTTGTCCAAGAACAGGCCAGTAGCAAACTGATACATTATGTCCCAACGTTCTGGCTCTTTGTCAAACAGCACGTACCCGCGCTTGCGCTGTCCCAGCATATACCCAAGTTCCATATGCCCCGACTTACCAGCCGGTAACATCAAAATTCCAACGCTTGAGCGGTTGATATTACGCTCGTCGAACTCGAACACGCATTTGGCGTGGGCACCGTAGATGGCTTCCAGATAACTTCTGCCACGGTCCTGCTCGTATTTCTGCCAGATATCGTCCGCCTCCGGTCCGGCAGCGTGCCAATCGTCAAACACATCAAACCCGGCTGCCCGTAGCTCCTTGGCGAACTCTCTCACCGATGGTAGACGCAGCGAGCCGATCAGGTAAATGGTTTCTGTTTTCAGGGGGAAGCTAGCCCTAATTACTTCAAGCTCTCTCACTACGGACTCCAATAGTAGCGCCACATAAGCGCGCACCAAGCTGCAAAACCTTTATTTGTATGCACCGTCATACCCACTTACCGTTTCTCATGTCCCAACGTTTACCGGGGGCATATTCAGATCGCGCGGCTGCACGGGCCTTCATGGTAGCTATGCGACCTTTTGCTTTTTCCACCTTAGTACGACCCTGCTCGCTTGTCAACTCTTTTATCACGGTCAAATCATGCTCTGTAAGCGGGTAGCCATGCTTACCAGATAAACTTGTGGGGGGAGTGTCTTGCTGACAAGGCTGGTCACTCCCCCCGCTCCGCGTCGGATGGCCCTCTGTCATTGGCCCAACCTTCGGAGCATTGGGATCAACTGGTTTACGTTGCAGGAACTCGGGAATAAGTTCGCTATCGTTTACCGGCGCGGTAACTTCTGCCGCGGCATCTATGGCCCGCAGGCAATCCGGGCACGGATCAACGTCGAATATGGGCCAACCGTGCTGGCATACGGGGGTGGCGTGCGGATCAGTCATTATTGGTCATTTTTGGGTTATGTTTTTCTATACAATCGTGGGATACACATTTCCCGGTATGATCTACCTGTATTGCTCCGCATCCTTCACATAATACCACCGGAAACAACCCTTTATTTGTGTCATCTTCTGTAGACAATCCAGCCATATCTCCGAAATCTTCGCCAAATATAGCGGTACTACATTGCTCGCAGTAATCGCTCATTTCGCGTCTCCATAAGACTGCCCAACGCCTATGTCGGCGCTAAGAGGTAGATCGGGTGCCCAGGACGGGCGTTTGGTAACTTCCTCGTAAATTATTCGCTTGGCATTGTCAACGTCCGCATCAGGTACAACGAACGCCAGGGCGTCGTGTTCCTGCAATTTAAACTTATATCCCTTGTCCCACAGCCGCAGCGCGGCGTTCATTATTACTACGCGCGCTAACGCTTGAACTATGTTCTCTAAAAATTTACTTCCGTAAATCTTATGCACGAACTTACCATACCGGTAAGTAAGACCTGTTTCAGACCTAGGATCAAGCGACACAGGCACATAGTTAAGCCGCATGCCGTTGGGCATCAGCACTGCACCGCGCTCGATTACCACAGGACCGAATTTCTGCGGTAAACCGTTGCCGCACCACGACGTTTCCAGCAGCCAATCCAGGCGCTTCCACGCCGCCACGGTGGCCCTGTTCATTTGTCTATACGTGTCCACGGTCTTTTGGGCCAACGCGGGCGTCCATACAGCCTTCAACCTTGTCATGTCCATACCCATACGGCGGGCACTCTCAAGGACCATGTTATAGAACCGGTCTGCGCCACAGCCAAACCCTAGTCCCAGGACACCGGACTTCCCTATGAACCGTTCCAGGCTGTCCTTGGTTACACTTTCCAGGGTGAACACTATGCAAGCCAGGGCAGCATAAGGGTCGATCTTGTTGGCGAACTTGTGCAGCAGGTGTGCTTCACCTACCAGCCATGCAGTTATGCGGGCCTCGATCTGCGCCAAGTCAATGACTATCACCTTGTGCCCGGCGTGCGCAATAATGGCCTTTCGCAGCTTGGTCTTCTGCCCACCACGACCAGATGGCAGGTTTTGCAGGTTTATCTTCCACTCCCCACCAAGTCTATGGGTGTGCGCCGCGCCATACTTCAACGGCACAGGCAGCGGATTAACTCCGTATCGTTCGGGCCACGGCAAATCCACGATAGATATAAGCCGCTCGGTACGAGTCTGCTCTATGGTGCTCTTAGCACCAAGTCTAGCCGCGGCCAGCGCCTGTACCTGCGGATCGTCGTGTTCCAGCAATCCTTGCATAAAATCATCGGTCTTGGCCAAAGCGGGTATTTGCTTTCCAGTTAGGGAAGTCTTGTATTCTATAGGCACGCCTAGTTTTTCCAAGGCGGCAGAAAACTTGTTGGTAGACATTAACTCGGACGTATCCGACAAACCACAGGCTTGCAAAAGCAAAAGTTTATCGTTTTCAAGGTCAACCAAGTGCCCTTCAAGCATTTTTTTATCGACCTGAAACGCCGGCTCCACGGCACAGCGGAGGACCCGATCCATGATTTTGCGCTCACTAATCGGGAAATTTGGGAGCATGATTTTGAAGACACCACGCATCAGGGCTACGTCCTGGTTGGCGTAGTCGCAAACCTGTTTCCATACAGCGGGATCGGCGCGTAACTCCGCGCGATGCTTACCCTTCATATTCTGTATGTAGTCACCCTTCGCGCCCAGGCGGAAGAAATCAGCGACCGCGCGCAATGAAACACTTGACAGCAAGTGCCCATGGAGAGCCCACGCCATACCCATAGGATCGAGCATACGCTGCGGCACAAAACCGTAGCGCCACGCAAGTATGCAATTATCGAAAAGCGAGTTGAATGTTACCGTCGTGGTAACTTTCGGATCGAACTGTTTTAGGTATTCCGAAAAATCTGGACCGTCTATTGCTTGGGGGCGGTCATCATCCTCAGCCACCGAAACCATAATGGTCTCAAAACGCGGGTCAAGGATATAATTAGGAGTCGCCATACGGGTAAGGTTGTACTCCGCGTCATAATAAGTTTCGTAGTCCAGATAAAGCAATCTATTTTCTGGCAAGTTTTATTCCTTCATCCATCCAATTGCGAAATCTATACCATTGCCGGGATGAAGCGTAAAGAGGGGCGCAGTTGGTGTATCGCTCCAACAGTTTCATTTCCGGCAATGATATAGCCTTCAGACCGCCTAGTTGTGCGTTTCTTGTAGACCATCTATTATTTAAGAACCTAGCTCTAGTCTTACTACGCTCAAAATCCTTAAACTCTCTAAGCTTGCCAAATTCCATTACAGCAACCCTACCGTCTTTTCACCTTCGCCATAGTGTAGTATAACACTGTTCCGACCGTCCTTCTTTTCGGGAAGCATCGCGGCACCAGCCACGATTGGGGCAGTTTCACGGAATTTGTTAATCATAGAAGACACACCGGGTATATCGCGAAACTTGTCACCACCGCATGAATGTATGTCGTGTTCGGCGGGAAGCAAGGCACACATGGACGGCCAGTAATACCTTGCCGCGCCAACCGTTGCGTTTTTGTTAAACCACTTAACTACATCACGCACTCGGTCATACTTATTAGAAATGTCCATTATTTGGTCTAGCGCCACGCCCAACAAACTATCCTTGGGTACTTCTTGGCAAATGCTTGGGTCAAACCTAGCCATTTTATAGTCGTCCTGGTCGAAATTTATAATTGCGTTATATGGCGCAAGATATATGACCTGCCGCCCGTAACTCGTAGTAACAATCCCAAATGCCCGCTTAACTAAGTCTTTATGCTCCGGGCTAAGGACTATATCAAACACGTCCTCCATGGTAAAATTTATAGGGACAAGCGCGTGAATGGCGCGTTCCTCTATCAAACCCACAGTTTTCAACGCTTCGGTAAAAGGACCAAGCAAGCCTTTTTCCTTCTTAGCGTCATTTCCAGCTTGTTTCCACTGGTTACGCCTTGCCATGTGTTGCCCCTATATTTTGCCTGTTAGTTTTTCCAAAACTGTTTTAACCGGAATACCAGCGTTAATCATTTCCTGTGCTTGTTGCGCACATGACGAAGGTATTGGCGGCGCTGTCTTGTAAGCATTAACTATTGCGGCCTGTTGTAACGCCTGTGCTGCCATAATATGCTCGGCTTCCTGCGCCCGATCAACCGACTCGATCATGCGAAACATGGCACGGGCGTTAAGTACTTCTTCATGTGCTTCGCGTTGCTGATTGCCCTTGGTGAACGTGCTGGCACGCTCAATCAAGTAACGCTCGGCAAACGAACGAAAACGCGTTGTTTCGTTATTCATCATATCCATTCTCGCTATATTCTTAATTCTTATGCTCTGCATTAATCATACTCGCCCCTATTTTATGCAAGTGCTTATATGTTTTGATATAATTGCTTCCAAGCTTGCTCATGGTACATCTTGATTGATCTTGTTAACGCGCACTACCTCGCCCCACGGATAGTCCTTCTTGTCTGTGCTGCTGGCCCATATCACCGGGTACGGCGGCTCCTTGCGGGGAAACGTCACATACCCATCGGTGAAGCCTATGAACATATCAGGCGGCTCATAGGCGTTGTCGTGTATCCATTTGAACACCGGGTCGCAGCTAGTACCGCCACCACCCTTGGTGCCGCGGGCAATAACTCTGGCCAAGTCACCGGCATCTTCCAACTCGTCGATGTAGTCAATGGCAGCGTCGCACCATAATATCGTTAAACGTTTAGGACGTACACCTTCAAGGATACCCGATAGCTCGGCCATGTTGCTGGCAATCTCTTGACCGCTACGCGATCCAGACGTATCGCCCCAACACACTACCCAGTTAGCACCATAGCCTGACTTGCTCGGCAGGTACAGATCACGCCCAATGAACCGGCGATCAGGTCGGCACCAGTCATAGCTGCCGCTTCCCACCTTGCGGTGAATGATACCCTTGATATGCTCGGTCCACGGTATCTCCGGGGAGAGTATCTTCTCGAACGCTCGCTTCAACCCGCCAGCCATATCGCCTTGGGCGCGCTGCGCCATAAGCGACTGCGCCACGGCAACCTCCACAGCCCACTGTTGCGGATTGCGCTGCGCTGCGGCTTGCTGCGGGTTCTGCCCGGTCGATTTACCGGGCGGTAACAAATTATCGAAGCCCGATGCGCCGCCACCGGAATTGTCCTCGTAAATCTTCTTGTAGATATCTACCACGCTGTCCATTTGCGTGGCGATCTTTGGGTCGTATTGCCCGTCTTTCGGGCACTTGCCGATGTTACTCTCCACCAGCATGGCGTTAATGCGCAAGTCCATGGCGCGTTGCATGGACGAATTGTCGAACGGCATGCTTGTACCATCCGACATTGGCACCCTGCCGGTGTTGTTACACCTGTGCAGAAACTCCACGTCCGCCAACATATTATGTACCACTTCATGGCACATGATGAACGTGCGTTCGGGCAGGCTGTACTCGAAGAACGTGTTAGGATTGAGCAAGATGTTAGCCGCGTCAGTGGCGGCCACTGGCACCTTATCCGTCATAACGGCGGTATGCTCGCCGTTGTTATTGGCTAGCAGCTTATAGAACAGATGACGGAAGCCCGGAGCGACCCACATCATCATTGACATGGTGTCCTCCCACTGCTGCTTTTGCTTCGCTGTTAACTCTAACGGTTTCGCAGTATGCAAGCCATTCAAATCGCCACTGTTTGAACTTGTCGAATTGCTCATTTGGTGCTCCTATAGGAAACTTACGGTCCTTATTGGCCCATCCGGCATGATAGTGCCGCCACAAGTCGCGGGCTATAACGCCGCGTTTTACAAGCGCCTTCTGCTGCTCTGTGTCCACGTTTTCGGGTCGAAGTCGTCCACCCATTGCAAGTACCTTGTTATTTCTGTTTCGCTGGCGCCGGGCCAGTTTAGATCAACCTTTACAAACGTAGCACTCGCTTTAGTTAAATTAGGCCAGCGGCAAGGACGCCCAGGATATTCTAGGCGCTTCTTGCGATACTCAGCCATAACCTTCCGGCAAAAACGCCTGTAGTTTCGACTACCAACGGCATACCTACTTGATTCCACCGGACATTTCCTTGGCCGCAGCCATAAGCTCGCTGCTTACGCCGCTTTCCTCGGTGGTGTCGGCTTCGACCGCCTTGCCGATCACATCATCCAGCAACTCAATTTCCTCATGTCCTGTGAAGAAATCATCGCTGAACAACGCAATCTTGGGCTTCTGGCCTTGGGACAACAAACACGCCTTGGCGTACACATGCCTTGCTGCCGCTGTCCACGCCTTGCGCATAACTTCGTTCTTGTCTTCTTCCGGGCCATAGTCAACCCGTAACTCCATGGTGAATTGTCGTTGCATCTGTATGCTCCGTTGGTTGTCTTTAGAAGTAAATCTGTTGTCACCCATACGCCAGTCAATTAACTTGTCCAGCGTATTGGGTTCCAACATCGGCACATCCCAAAACGGATGCTTATCCGTCACGCAAGACTCGCAATCAGCGAGACCAGCGTGGCGTTCTTGTTAACCCAAGCGTCCATAGCGGGCATGTTGTAGAACGTCTTGTAGTCACGCCGCAACAGCGAACTGATATACGTCACACTCATGTCCTTGGGGAACCGCGTGATATACTTGATGATATTACCAAGATCATCCGGCTCGGTCTGGTGCGCCATCTTGTAGGCCATCAACAGCTTTAAGTCGGCCTTGCTTGGCACAGGCGTGCCTTCCGGGTCTTGCGCTACCAGCTTGTAAGACGGCAGTTCAAGCTCGAACTTGGCGAACTCCAAGATGCTTTGCGAACCGCCAGCACCTACATATCCTTGTGTGCTCTCCATGAACCCGGTATCGTTCAATGGGTATTCGCCGTTGTTGTCGTCCTTCATAACCGTCATGTAACGGTCAAGGCTGGTAACACTCCGCGGATTGCACCACGGTCCCTGCACCTTGGGCTTGGGCTCAAACATGACTTCCGCATGGTTCTCGGCCCACACCTTCATAAGCGGGGACACTTGCCACATCTTGCCATCCCACTCGTAGGGACGATCAGCGAAGTCATCCAGCCACACCTTGACGCTGGCCGTTATTGTCTTTTCGGTACGCCGGCCGATCACAAAGTCGAACTCCTTGGTAACGCCATCGGCGCTGTCAATGTTCGTCAAGGCTATCTTGGGAGACCCAGGCGGAAGATAGAACCCCGGCACGCCACCTTCCAGCATGACACTGGCGTAGGCACGCTTGGTCTCCGCTTCGCCTTGTCCCCATTCCTCGAACACCATGAGAACTTTGTCGTACACACAAGCCGGTAGGCCATCGGTGGTTATGTACCACCGCGGCATGGCCGGGTCTGTAATCGTGTACCTCTTGCCCATGTACTCGACTTCACCTTTCCAGGGAAGCCCAGTGGCATCAACGCTGCTCTGTGTCGCCATGAAGGCACGGCACATTCCCACCTTCTTGCCGGGATTGTTGGCCTTCAACTGCTTAAACAAGTCGAACGTCGCAGCAGTCTTAGCCATACCGGGCTGGCTCTTGAAGATAACGGTGTTGCTTGCCTTGAAGTCCGCCATGGCATGGCGCTTTGCGTCACGAATGTGCATAGGATGCTCCTAATGCTTGCTCCGGGGGTGGTTGGGGCTGTGGCGGGAGCATTGCACCACAGCCCCGTAGGGCCAGTACGCGAGACTTTACTGGCCTTTCTCTAAGCTGACTTTATGGCTTTCTTCCAGTTCGGCTTCCCTGTTTTAAGCCAATTATCTATCGCAACAACCGATTGAGCAGGAGTTATATCTTCCCAATTAACCCTAAGGTCTCGAATGGGGGGCGGAAAAAACAACTCTTGAAACGACTTCGATGCTGTACCAATATGGTTGCATGTGCCAACGTAGTATTTAGCGTCTATTTCTGATTTTCCCATGATAAGGGCCATGGTGCCGCCGATGCAACCTACACTGCCACACTCATCCAACTTACATTGGACCGCCATATTAAATTGGTGTTTATGGGGTTTAACATCCCGTTTTTTGGTGTGTGTTAGTGCTTTCATGACAAGCATCGCCCTTGTGCCAAGTAATGCTCCATACTCAGCAAACGTAATTTTACGGCGTTCGTGAAGGGGTAAACTCATTTCAGTTACTCCTAGTTGGGGGTTTGTAGTTACGGTGTGGTAGTTCCAGAACGCGACTTCGCTATGGCAACAAGACGCTTGGTGCAAGTACGCACAATGTCGTCCACCAAGCTATCGGTGATATGTATGCCACCCTTGCCAGCCTTCGCGCGTTGGGCTTTCTTGCGGACACCTTCCCACCATTCTTCCTCGGTTTGGGCATCTGCTTCGGGCTTGAACATGAGCGGCTTGTACTCGTCAGGCAACAGCAACTGGTCACGCTTGACTTGGACGCGAGCATAACGCAGCAGAGCGTTGGCAGCATCGTCCAGCTTCTTGGCATTGGCAGGGTCTTTACGCAGGGACTGGCGCAGCGTGATAAAGCTATTCACCGTTGCCAGAGGCTCGCCAACCCCACCTTTCGGCCACATGCCGAGTTTAATCATGGCACGGGTGCAGGATATGGTCTTGCGCTGATTAGGCGCCTTGGCATCGAATATGGTTGCGCCAGTCTGACCCTTGACATAAGCCTCGGTCAGCTTGGTGGAGTCGTCAACGCCAGCACCATGCTTGTCAGCGTCCTGGTCGATCACGCCAAGAAACGCAGCCTCATGGATTTTCAGAAGGAACTTTATCTGCGTATCCTTGCCTTGGCCGGCTTGCTTGCCAAGATCATCGGCGACTTGCAGTAAAGACGCCAGCGTTGGCGCGTTTGTCTGTTGGGCTTGGGTTGGGGGGTTCATTTCACGCTCCTGGGTTAGAGATTTTGCAAAGTGCGAGCGGCATCGGCCGAAACCATTACCGCGCCGGTAACAACGCCGCGTTTTGCAGCGCCACAGGCTAATAGGAAGCGTGTGCGATCAAAGTTAGGGTTCGCTTCCTTAAACAAGTTACACATATGAGAAGCAATGTGCAAACGCATACCTTCCGCATCAGCACTGGTAGCGTGCTGTGCTGCGGCCTTGAAAACCCTGGCCACACGTTCAAAATGTTTGGTCGCAATGGTTTTGCTTGGCGACATGTCAGCACCACACCAGCAAATACAGTAAGAAGCCAGCAGCAAACGCCACCATAATGTAGTCATACCATCTTAACTTGACGATAGGGCTGTTTAAGTGCATGGCGTTTGCTCCGTAGGGTTGACTACTTGAAACCTTCGACACCTGTCATTTTCATGACGATATCACAACGAAACAAGCGGAACTTGCTGCATTGTATACCGAGTTCATGCGGCAAACAAGCAATGTCGCCAGCCTTGAACGCCACAAGCCACAATACTAGACTATCTTGATCTTTCGCCGTGTAACGGTTGTTCATGCACCAATCAAGCGTGCCAACATTGACACCAGAACCGCAGTCTCGAATGGGGGACACGCTGCACATTGGCACCCTAAGCTCCGCGCCGGCCCTATGCACCAGCTTTGGTTTGTGGTTTGTTTTGATAGCTGACCCACCTTCCGATGTAGAGAATTTATACGCCAAAAATACCGTATTTTGCGGGTAGGCGTTGCGGTCCTTGCTCAATCGCTTAAGCACAGTATAAGTTACCGTCACGGTAAGCCTCGCCCGGTCTTTCAATTCTTTGGCCTGCATTCGCCAGTAACTACGCATGGGAGTAGCTCCTTGTTTGGGTTCGATTACGCTGCTTCCAGTATGCGTATCAAGCGTGAACAACGCTCGGCAGCATTGAACCAACGCTCTGCCGACGCAATTCGACGCTTGATCCAGCATATCTGATATCGCCGCATCGCATAACGCTGCAACGCGTGTACCCTGTCTTTGTCGTTATAGTACGGCCGGTATGGCCGGGTTACGTGGATGGTAGTACGTATTCCACGGTGGGGTTGAGTGTAGGCGTTCATGGTTTGCTCCTAGACGCGCTGAATGTTGCGATACCCAATGGCAAGATACTCCCTGCCATCTGGCAGCAGCCTTACCTCTGTGGTAGCCTCTGCGTTGTAATGCCCGTTCCCACCATCAACCAGCGGCCTGCATAAGCCTTGGTTGATGTGTGTCATGCAACGGGCGAATGTGAACGGATCGGACTTGTCCGCCGCAGCATACGCCACGGCCCCACGGACTATACGATCACGGTTGGCTTGTACCGCACTCATTTTGTCGCTCCTTCGTTACCGTCCTAAATGGACAAACAGGCGTGGTTTGCCAGACCACGCCGTTAAATACTACAGGTTCGCCTCAATGTAATCGGCTATTTGAGCAAATGACTGCGCTCCAAAACGCACATCATTGTATAAACCGCCGTCATTACGCGCAGCAAGTTCATCCATTTCGGGTTGTGTTAGACCGGCATTAAACTGGTACGGCACGGTGGACGACCGCAAAGCATCCTCCACAAGATCATCCCTATCCGCTTCGTCTTGCTCTTCTATAACGGCTTCATTCTCGAAGTACGCTTGCGGGGCATGTCCCTGGCACGCCATAAGCACGCCAAGGCAACAAAACCCACCGTTGCCCTCTAACACGGATTGGGTTTGATTGTAGACACCACTACGCAACGCTTCGATCCACTTGACCTTGATTTCGGTATTCATCGTCATGTTCGTAGCTCCTTCGTTACGTCCTAAATGGACTAATGGGTGGGAGATTTTACCCTCCCGCCTTACAATGTCAACGCTTTGCCAGTCGTTCACCGTTGTAAAACCCCATAGCCATAGCGTGGTCAACAATCTGTTTCTGCCACGACCTAGGCCATTTCTGGTTCTCTTTAGGCGGTCCCCAACGCTTAATACGCGAAAACGGTGTCGGGAACGGATCGCTTTTCTTGTTGGGGAAATACAGGTTAGCTTCACTAACCGTATTGTCTTTTTCCCTGGCGGGATACCAGCCCATCAGACCATTCCTTGGTTGTACGGCAAGCCAGCGGCTTCACATGCCACCTTGCCACGTTGCGCCACAGCCAGTTCAAAGTCGGTCTCATAAGCAAGTGAGACCCTTAACGGGACAGGCCGTGGCTTGTGCCCCGCCAAGTATGCGTGATGTGCCATGCGATGACGGCGCGGCCATCGCTTATCTTGTGCCGTGTTGCGTATTTCTTTACGCATTTTGGTGGTCCTCTGGATCATGCACTTTGCCATCCCTGGCCGATGCTTCAATTGCCCGTAATGCCTCTCTTTGACGTTCGGCATAGTTGGCGTAGCCCACATACTCTACCGCGGCAATGGCCGTCTGTTCAAGGGCTTCAATGGGGTCCATGTCACCCTCCCGTGCATTGCGGGATAGTCTCTACCCCACTACAATGCCAGCAGCAATCCCAACCACATGCCGCGCACTTTGGGCCATTATGGAAGCCTTGCATGTCCGCAGCAAAAAAGTCCAGATGATCGTGGTTCATTATCGGCAAATGCCCTTGTGCTTCCATGGCCTTCTGCCATTTGTCGCACAATTCATCCAGGTATTCGTCCGCCATGTCACCCTCCCACCTTGTCGTTATCGTTCGCCGGGACCATGTTACGCAAATCAGCGGTGACGGGAAAGTACTGGTGTCCATCCTTACGGATTTTATTGTTGCGAACCAAGGCCGACATGATCTGCTCGAAATGGTCCAAGTCGAGCATAGCCATACAGCCGGCATACAGATGACCGGCAGGGGCACCTTGCGGGCACTCCTGCACGGTGTCAAGTATCGCCTGGGCGATGAAGCCTAGTGCAAGTTTGATACGGTTCTCGTTTGGATCAGTCATTGTCTTGTTCCTACCAATATATTGTTATACAAAGCACACGGCCGCAGTGAAAATAGATGTTTACCATCCTAGACCGCCTCGGATGCAAAATCCAAGGCCATCCCCATCCACCACCATGCGCTATGACAGCCCGTATTTTCACCTTGGGTCACCCGTTGATTTTGAGTAGCTGGCGCAACTCACTGCCAAGCCACTTGGTGAAGTGCGGAGTTGTGTCGGGCATCTGACTGTGAACCCATTGCAGATAGTTCTGCACAGATTGAGTGATCCACCCGTACTTGGTGCTCATAGGGAGTGGCATGGGTTCTGGCGACTTGATCGCCATTGCCGAACAATCACCGTCGAAAACTCCGAATTGCCAAACATCTAAGCGCATTTTCGTTACTCCTGTTAGCGTGTGCGGTATCTAGAACATCAGTTCTTTCCCATTCCAAGCGCAGTCGGGAATGTGGGATTTTATGAAGGAAACTATCTCGGCATCGAGCGGGGCGTGCTTGGCGTTGTAGTCGGCATCGAGCGGGGCGAGCTTGGCCCTGTAGTCATCATAGAGCGGGGCGTGCTTGGCTTTGAAGTCGGCATCGAGCACGGTGCACTTGGCGTTGTAGTCGGCATCGAGCACGGTGAGCTTGGCGTTATAATCGGCACGTAGCGGGGCGTACTTGGCCATGTAGTCGGCATCGAGCACGGCGAGCTTGGCGTTATAATCGGCACGTAGCACGGCGAGCTTGGCGTTATAATCGGCACGTAGCACGGCGAGCTTGGCCCTGTAGTCGGCATCGAGCGGGGCGAGCTTGGCCCTGTAGTCATCATAGAGCGGGGCGCGCTTGGCCCTGTAGTCGGCATCGAGCACGGTGCACTTGGCAGCGGCCTCGCAATCTCCCAGATATATCATGTTATGAAGCCGTATGGCTATTTCATGCTTAGGCTTATGTTTTTTAATATGTACGACACGTTCCGTAACGTCATGCGACGTTTCGACAAGCGTATTGTGATGTAGTAAGCCGAATATGCCTTTTGTCGGCCCAGTGTAGTTATCTCGTCCGGGAAACATGGTATTGAGCATCGTAATTGCTCCTGTTGAAATGGTGGCAGAGTGTCACCCTGCCACCTTGTGTGAGTTACTTGCAGAAATCCACAAAGCCGCAAGCTACACCCTTCCATTTCACGGTTTGCTTGTTAACGTCAACGGTAATGACCTGATCCTCGCCATCGCCGATGATTGAGGATATGCCATAACCCGTTTCACCTCGCCATTGGTCTTGTGGCACAAGATGGCAGAACAGGATACGCGCAAGATAATATCCATCATCCCACCTTTTGCGCGCTTCCTGGGTGGAGAGTGCTTTCTTCACAATAGTTGGCAGATCGCTGCCTGACCAATGTGTGTAAAGAAACACCTCGGATTTACGTGGTGCTTCGCCTGTGATTATTCTGATATTGCCTCGGTCACCCATGATCTCGCTCCGAATGTTACCGCGCCGGTAAGTTTTCTAGCGGCGGTCGCGCGGCGCTCAAACCCGCCGCGTTTTGCAAAACGCCTAATAGCTTGATATGACTAAGCAATCCAAGCTCACGTGCTGGCGCATGTGAAGGCTCTTGGTTATTCATCACGTTGCCGTGATGCGAATACACTTTCTTGTGATCTAATTAATTCTCTTTCACATAAAGCGCAATACAAACAATCGGATACAGGCAAGCCGCTCTCAAATTGCGCGCGTAAATTCCAAATACGTTTGGATAATTCGGCGTGTTGCATACCACGTTAATAGTTGCACCTTTTCACCTTGTCAAGGTAGGCACAAAAGTATATTGGATTGTGGCAATGGAACTCGCTTAATGGTAAATCGCGAGCGGCCAGAGGGCATTGACCCTAGGGCAAGAACGGAGTGGTGCGACAAAGTGAAGCATGGCTTCCCTGTGGTTTGTAGAAAAATGGCATTACAACTCCTAGCATGAGTTTAGGTGTTGTTTTGTTTATATTTTTAGCAATCGTAAGTATATTTATTAATTTTCACCTTGCAACTTCTATGATTAGATTTACAACCCCTGTTTAGCCCTGCTTCACTTTGCCGCATCACCCCGTTTTCATATAGGGCCTCTCACCCAAAAACGATTTGCGATTTACCACTAACCTCACAATGCCGTGATTTGAAAGGTGAAAAGGTAACAATTACAACAACTTACTAATTAACATGACCAAATTTCGAAATTGCAACATTAAAACCTAAATAACGGACACAATTGTAATTAATTGCGGCGGCACCAAGGCGCACTGAAACGGTAGCATACTCAGTACCTTATAAATAACAGTCCTCTCTATCAGACCTTTCCCTGGCCACGCATCGCGCGTGTGGCTGCAAAACGCGGCGAGTGCGACGGCCGGCGCCGCTGGCCGCTTACTAGGAGCAACGAAAATGACCATTAAGACCGAAATGAAGGGTGACAACCTTGTTATCACGGTTGATTGCTCGCAAGCCGCCCGCGACGCGGCCACAGTGTCGAGCACTGGCAAGACCCGCATGCTTGGCACCACGTCAGGGTTCACGGCTCTTGCGACGCCGCATGGCATCGTCAAAGCGTCGCTGAACGTGACGGTTCCTCTGGCCGGCTGATACCCTGACACCCTGTCTGGCTTGAGGGCGACCCCGCCCCCAGGCTGGACAGGCCGGTGCCTTCCGCGCGAAACAAACCCAAGCGAAACTTACGGTTGAGTGGTTTTTGGTTCTTAACCAGTTGTTAAGGTGACAATATTAAAAGGTAAATAAAGGAGACCCCCAATGGCAAAAACCAACAGCCAAAAGTGGTATGATGATTTGGAGGCACTTATTGACAAGTATCCACATATGAAGGTGTCACAGGTAATGGTGACAACGCAACAGTGGATGGATGCAGTTTGGCGCCGGTTGGAACCCGCGGGAAAAACAAAGGTTACTATATTGAAGGACGTAAAGGGGCGTTATCGTCTTGGGTGAGCACTATTGAACACTCAGTTAATTAACTGCGGTGTGCTACCTTGCCAGCCTATAAGGGGTGAACCATGAGTGCAATAATCCTCGGGCTGTTGTGGGCGTTGTTCTGGTGCATCGTGCTTGCGGGTGTGGTGTATCTGGTGCTGTACGGTATTAATAAGTTCATCTACGAACTGCCGGAAAAACTTGTGCAGGGTGTATGGTTTTTGTTCTTGCTGTTGTGCATTATTGCGCTGGTGACAGTATTCGCGGGTGGCGGCGGGGGGTCTGCCACCTTTGTACCTCACTTTCGGTAACCAGCCAACGCCAGGGGTTAACCATTTGATGACACCCAACCCCCCTAGTATTTGCAGGGGAGTAAGTGGATGCGAGTAATTGCCTTCGACGCGAAGAACGCCGGGAACTTAAAGACGGTGAACATTGTTACGTCTTTGCCCGCGGGCGGTCAGACCAAGACGGGCACGCAGAACACTTCTGCATTTGCCGCCGCCAATCCGAACGCACAGCCAACGTATATGGCATCCGCCTCCCCCGTAGCGGGCTTGCCAACGGTGTTCATTTCGGGGTATAGTGCGCCGAACTAACCAACCAAAGGAACCGCCCAATGAGTATTTCACAAGAAACAGACAAGGTTAAAGCCTCTCTTACATCTGAGGCCCAGTCGCTAGTGTCTCGCCTTGAGGCATTGTTTGAACGGCTTCGTAATGCAGTAAATCGCGTGCATGGTGCGGCGCCACAACCAGCGGCTCCACAGTCCGCGGGCACTGCCGTGCCGACTGCTATTCCGGCTGTCGCTGCTAGTGTTGACGCAGCGCACTCTGCGATATCCAGTTTGGATAATCAAGTTGCAAGGCTTGAAAACAGCCTATAAGGGTTTACTCTATGGACGTTTTAATGTGGCTGTTCGTAGGCGGCTGTGCTGTGCTGCTTATTTATGTCATCCCCAGGATCAAGTACCCACGATAGGAGACACCCCATGGGTGGCGTTACAAGAGCCTTCATATATGGAATAGCCGTAGGATTTTTCCTGCTTGGCGTTATGACTGGCGTGTTTATAAGCGTGCTGGTTACATCCACCCATGCCAGAGCCGACGGCACCACCATGGCACCGCTTAGTGACATTCATCCACCCGTTGCCCATGAGCCTGGGCCGCAGTGGAAACTTACCGTGACGGTAACGGATACGGAAGGTAAACCAGTGAACAAGTTGCGGTATACCGGCCGCACATGGGATACCCGCGACTACTGCCAGAAGTTCGTTGCCACAGATGACTTTTCCAAATCGTTACCGCCGCTGGTCAATTTTATGATCCAGCAAGGGTACGAGGCGTACACGGTGGACTTCGCTTGCGAACCGATGGTGGATAGAGGGCGATGACCGGTGGTGGATAATGGTCATAGGCCGCATGGGGTTCACGTCGCAGCTTGTACGGATAAACTTTCCGCGCAAGTGCGATATACTGGCAATACAGGCAGCAGAGCGGCGTAGCAGCCAGCTTGCCGGCGATAGTCTTGTTCGTGGCACCAACGGCATAGATGCGTTTGCGTTTTCAACTAGCTCCCTGCCGGGCTACACGTCCGGATTTAGTTTTTGCCAAGCCATACCCAACGCCACACCCGGAATGGTGAATAGTGCCATAACTGCGCAAGGTGGCATGGGTGTGTATAAGGGACCGGCTCCTGTTTTCAATTTTGGAGTTGGTGGCGGGTTCACTGGTAGTGTCATAAATACCGACTTGGTGTTCACACTTGGCGGTGCGGCAAAGGATGCGTGGAATTGGAACGGGGCGACGCCGAAGTATAACTACGACTTGCGGGCATATATGTTTATAAACATGACACTGTTCCGCAAGTTGTTCGGCGGAAACACTTTGAATTTTGCTGTTAAGTTCGGGGGAAGTACTTACTCTAATTATGGGTTGTGGGTGGAAGTACTTCCGAACCAAAGGGGGATTGGGTTCGGAAATAGCCTTGTGGGGTTTGGCGGGGTGGGGTTGCAGACCGCCAGAAGCATGGGGTGGAACTGGCAGGCCATGAGTTCGTACGTCAAGGGGCTTGGAACCCCCTCCGGGTCTGGATCGTTAGCAGATATGACCCCCACCATGAACGTGTTTGTGCCGGTGTCCGGGCGGCCGTCCATGTCCGGATCGGGGTTCGCGTCGAACAACGTGTTCTCCACCACAGGGGCGTTTGGCAACGATTAACGCGTCTAGCGTAGTAAGAGTATGGGCCCTGGCGCTTTTACGTGCGTTGAGTTATCTCCGCACACACGGGGGTGGGGGGCGCTGGGGCCCACTTGCCTGCGTTTAACTTATCTGTTACCATACGGTAATAAGGTGTGAACTTAAAATTCACCCTGGAGTTACCCCATGGACCCGTCGGAACAAGAACTCCCCCCGCTTCAAACCCATATCGCGCAGCGCATGGCCTTGGAAGGAATTCCGGTGCGGGCCATAGCGCGTTCGCTTAAACAAGAGGCTACGTTGGTCTATGAAACGCTTGAAGCGGCGCAAGGGCAAGGCATCATCATCGACATGCCGAAAGACGACTGGGCGCCGACGGCGAACCGCGCGGACCATGCCCCCTCCTTCAAGCCGGGACTTCGTGACGATGATCTGGCGTTTACCTGCCGGCAGGTGTTCAAGCTTACGCCGCTACAGGCTGCGTTTATGGTGGCGCTATTGAAGAATTCCAGGGTGGATAAGACTAAATTTCATCTGTTGATCGAGAATATGCGCAACCGCAAGCCGGGGACTTCGCCCAGCGACAAGGACCCGACCGAGCCTAAGATGGTTGACGTGGTGATTTGCCATCTTCGAAAACGGCTTAAGAAGGTGGATCAGGCTATCGAAATAAAGACGAATTGGGGGGATGGTTACTTTATCGAGCCTACGTGTCGGTCGTACGTGATGAAGACGTATTTTCCCAGTCCGCGGGAGCAAGACGATGCCAGTGCCGATACTGCATGAAGATGTGATTTTGCAAAACATCCACCCGTCGATGCCGTTGGCCCCGGACGGCCTTCGCATTTGTCTCAAGTTCATATTGTCGGCGTGCAGCGATAGACAGCTTACCCACGAAGGGTTTCTGGATATAGCCGAGCAGGTTACCGATACTATGGAGTTGTTAACCCGCATGGAGACCACGGGGTTGTGCAAGTATGCGATTGAAAAATCAGGCGGGGATACGCCAAGCATGGCGGAAGCGATTGCGGGGATGCAGAAGGAACTTATTGCCAAGAGGTTGGGATTAGTGGAGAAATTCTCCTTGGTTATGCAGTGCCCTGTGGATAAATTAGAAGTTAATTAGTTGATGACAGGGTTCCCATAGTTGTCGCGGTATATCGGAGCGACCATGGGTGTATTATTCCAAGTGGAGCCTGTTTTGGAAAACCAGTTTGATCTGTCTCACTGGATAGGACATGTTACATCTATTATTGCAGCCCTTGGTGCCTTTATGGGGCTTCTGCCATCGGCAGTTGCCCTAGTTGCACTTATTTGGTATTCAGTTCAGTTATATGAAAGCCGGACAGTTCAGCACTATTTACGTAACCGAAAGATGGTGCGTAAAGCTAAAAAAATAGCAAGGTTGCGGGCCAAGGAAAAAGTCATCATAGCGGAGTTGGAGGCGCTTGAAGTAATGCGCGAGGCCAAGGCCACGGCCAGGGAAAAAGTTGCAAAAGCTTCGCACGAAGCCGAGGTTCTTGTTGTTCACGAGACCGCGGATCAAAAAATAAACCTTCCTCCGGTGTAACATGTTTGGTTTTTCGTTAGAGCAAATAAATAGTACGGCGTTTCTTGTTATCGCCGCGCTTAATTTATGGGTGGCGTATTTGACTTTAAGGACGCATAGAAATGTCGCCTTGATTGAAAAGGCCACCAATAGCATGAAAGACGAACTGGTTAAATCCACCGCGCTGGCGTCATATGCCGAAGGTCATGAAGTGGCCCAGGTTGCCGGGGAGAAGAAGGCGGCTATTTTAGCGCAAGGTGTAGTGCAGGGAAAAGCCGACGGTGCTTGATGCGTATATTAGCTGGGCGCAAAATTTATCTGACGAACAGCGCGTGTTTATATGGGGAGGCTGTTTGGGTCTTGTGTTTTTGTACGCTATTGTGGCTTGCTGGGGTGAATTAAAAGACCCGCCCGATGATTACCAACCGCCCCTTGCGGGTTAAGTCCAGCCCTTTGATTGTATGGTGTTACGTGCAGTTGGTCGTTGGACTAATCTGGTTGTTATATAGCCCACCATATTTCCGTGTACAATAAGGCTCGCGTATTGTAGGCAGTCAGCTACGTGCGAGAAGCCTTCCTTGTCGTTCTTTTCCGGGACGACGCGCAGCGCACCCGCCTTGGTTTTGGTAAACCTGTAGCCTCCAGACATAGCTCTACAGAGCCAGGGACAACCCTGCCTACTAATAATGAGCGTAGGACCGCCGTTTGTTTGCCGGCCAAGTAGGCTCTCGACTGCACGAAGGCGGGGTTCAATGTCGTTTGTAGGTGCTGGGAAAGCAGGAAATCCAAATCGTTTAAGAGCGTCAAAACAGCTTTCCTCTGCGATGGAGCCTTTAGCAACGCCTGCTGGATCGCCGACCACGGCGATACGTTGTCCGACGTATTTGTTCGACATGAGTTTGGGGCGAAGCGATTGGTTGACATGTTTTTCCAGTCCTACGTTGATGGCGGGTACTTCTTCGTGAACGATCAGCCTTCCAAGATGGTCGGGTTGGCAGATAAGGGACCAAGGATTACGCCCAAAGTCCTGCGCAACAATAAGAGGGTATCCGGGTATGATGCCGTGCCACTTTTTGTCCGTTTCATCCATAATGTGGAAATCGGAACGAAAGGTATTCTTGAACACAGCCATACCCGATGGGTCGTCACCGTATTGGGCGTAGACATACCGTTTAACCCAGTCGGAGTCTTCTCCGTACATTTCGACAAAACGCTCATAGTATTTTCTCCCTTGGGCGATACGGGCAGGGTGGTCGATGGGCAATTTAATGGTTTGCTCGTTCTGCACCAGATAGGCAAGGTTTTCGGCGTTAGGGGATAAGCCGGATGGCTGGATGAATTTTTGCCAGTCAGACGGTAGATTTTCCATAAATGTGTGCCATGGGGCGAGTTCTGTGGGCATGTTGGTGTCGGCTATGATACCATGCCAAGTAGGTGTTCCACGTATGCCGCTAGGGTAGCGTCCGCATCGTCCGGATACAGGGCCAAGCACGCTAATGTCCATTTCAATGCACTCTGAGAGCCATGCGCCGGTAAGCTGCATGGAAAGAAGTCTTGCTTGATCTTCGGAGTTTTCGAGCGGGATGAAGACCCATTCACTTCGCACATCGTCAAAATTAACATGAAATGTTCCTTCGCTGACCTTCCAAATGCCCAGTCCGCCAAGCCATGTTTCGCAGTCCTTAAGCACAGTATCTTTAAGTTGTTTTAGCGTTTGGCGTACAACCGAGAAGCGTGTATAACGTTTGCCGTCTGCACCGGGGGTTTGGGCTACGGATCGGCGTAACAGTTCAACGATGGCCGCAGTGGTCTTACCGGAACCGACCGGCCCCGCGGCGATCCTCCCGAACGCTTCCGACTTCATAAAGCTGGCAAGCGTAGGGGGTGCGTTGAATGTAAATCCGCTCATTTTCTATGATGTGTTGCTAGTCGCCGTTTTTTATTCTTGCCACGAAACCCATACTTTTTCGCCTTGGGAGACTTTCTTGGGTTCAAGGAAGACTTCCCAGCGCGCCGTAATACCGTGCTCGGGGTGATTGAACCATAGGGCTTGAGAAGGTTTTGTGTTGGGAGCACGGAGTCCCAGGTGCCCATATTCGTTAAGACCCATGAGGGAATTATTGACAATAATCCCTGAAAGGCTGACGTATTGGTGCCAGTGTCCCATAACAAGCGTATCAAAGTGGCGCCCGATTTCCGCTTCGCTTCTACCGACTTTAAGTGCTCCACGGAGAATGGGCCCCAAAGCCCCAATGATCCCATCGCCTCCTTTAACGCCGAGGCTATCCCCATGTGTAAGGAGATAACGGTGACCGAACACTGCAAAGTAGGCATCTGCCTCTCCTGACACTAGAAATTGAATGTTTTTGGTTTTTCGGAATTCGCGTTCCAAATTGCAGTAGATGTTCCACTCGTAGTTGGTGTGGACACGCCCCTTCATCCTAGGTTTGCGAGTAGAGCGACCATGATTACCAACCACGCAAGGAACAAACAGCTTCCCAAAACTAGACGCCATTTTGTCGAGCGAAGCTGCCAGTATGTCGGTAAGATCGTTGATGGCTTCTTGGGGGGTTCGGTCATTGGTGTTTTGCAATTCTTCATGGATATCCCCCGTAATCATGTCGCCGCCCAACATGATAACGGCTCCGGGGTACTTTTGTGCCGATCTGCCCATATGGTTGTAGGATAGGTCAATGGTGGTGTCTACCAGTTTATGCACGCGCTTTTTGGCCACTTTAGCGTTGAATTCATTGACGCCGCCCACATCGTCCGGATTAACGACTTCCCCGTAATGCCAATCACTCCAAATAGTTACGGGGCATCCGCGTTTGCCTGATGCGCCGCCAGGACCAGTGATCCATTTCGGGGGTTCAGGGGTATGAGCAGACAAACCATAAATTTTAGTTCGTATGATTTCCTGGGTGTCATTGTCACGCCTGATCTGCCGGATGGTTTGATTGGCTGCGTTTAATTCCGCGTTCTTCTTGCGGATTATCTCCATGGCGTCGTTTAGGCGGTCGTCGTTTGTTTTTACGGGTGCCATGGTTATATTTCCTTTCGATCTCTCGACCTTTGGGGGAAAGTTTGTACTGGCGTTGGGCTTCAAGATGGGCTCGGGAGTGATTGTAACGGTCCTGGGTTGCTAGACCCTTCGGGGAGTGGTGATACCTCGATTGCCTCGCCCTCGATAGGAGTAATTGCTTTGTCGATTTTGATTTGGTCGGCCCCCAAGTTGATTGTGATTTGGACACGTTCTGTGCTCTGCTCTTTCTGTTTTTCGCCGCCGACGCCGGCCATGTCTGCCAGTACTTTAAGCGTTCCGGTTACACTTGACAAGGCTTCGTTCTTGTCGCCCATTCGCGCAACAACGTCCGGAAGGCGGTCTTCGATCCCGCATGCCGCTTGGAGGGCGATGCGCTGTTTGGTGGATTTGATGCTCTCCCATTCGGTGACGGCTATCTTGAAAGCATCTTGGAAATACTTGTTTTCTTTCAATAGGTTAAGCTGGTCTTCGGTTATTTTGTATCGGGCGCAAACAACCTTTACTGGATGCAAATTAGCTGCGAGTTCGCGGACTATGGCTGCTACGGTATTCAGGGGAATGTCTGGCATTTCCGCGGGGGGGTTTACCGCGACGGTAACAAGTTCGGTTGACGGATCAGGCATTTCGTAAACTCCTTCTAGTGTGCTATCATACGCTTTGCGCAAATGCAAGCGTTAGCGCCGCGTTAACGACCGTTCGATACGGTTGACGATTATGGGATAAATCGGGTCCAGCATGTCAGACATGGCCTTGGGGCAGCAAGGGGTTCTACAGGTCATACCGCCCGCTGCCCTTGAACAACAGCTTCAACAGCAGGCGTTGGATAAGGCGCAGGCCAACCAGCAGCAACAGGACCAGCAGGCCCCGCCTGACCTTGTGGGGTATATTAAAGGCCAATTCGAAATTTTCCGTAACCATCGCAATACTTCTGCCGGATGGTCAAATAGGCTTATCGACGCGCTGCGTATATTCAATGGACAGTATGACCCCAATAAATTGAATGAAATACGAAAGTTTGGCGGAAGTGAAGTGTACGCGCGTATTATAGCGCAGAAATGCCGTGCGGCCAGTTCGCTGTTACGTGACATTTATCTTGGGCAAGATCAGGCGTGGTCTATACGGCCGCCATCCGATCCGGATGTGCCGTCAGAGATTTTGCAAAACATAGACCAGTTGATGCAGCACGAGCAGGTTATGGTGCAACAGCAGATGGGGCAGGCGCCGCACCCGTCTGACGTGGCAAATCGTAGGCGCATGCTGTTGGAGTCAGCGGAAGATGCGGCTAAAAAGAAAGCATCACAGCAGGCACGTACGTCCGAAAGTAAGATTGAGGACATGTTGCGCGAAGGAGGGTTCTATCATGCGCTTGCGGAGTTTTTGGTGGACCTACCCGTTTTTCCTTTCGCCGTTATCAAAGGTCCGGTGGTTAAAGTAATCCCGGAAGTAGTTTGGCCACCCAACGGGCAGGGCGCGCCATCCGTCAAGCAAAAGCCCAAATTGACATGGAATAGAGTGTCGCCGTTTGATTTGTGGTTTACTCCTGGTGTAGCGGATATTGAGAATGCCAATTGCATCGAAAAATTGCGAATTACCCGTGCTGAACTCAACGATATGCTTGATTTGCCAGGGTATAACCAGGATGAAATTAGAGCCGTCCTGGAAGAATATGGGCGGGGTGGACTTTACGATAATTGGGACACCACCGACGCAGAGCGGGCTGTCCTTGAGAGCAGAGAAAATCCGGCATGGAATAGGTCCGGCTTGCTGTCAATGATGGAGTTTAACGGCAATGTACAAGGTCGGACGCTTCAAGATTATGGCATGGCCGTGGAGGATGAACTTCGAGATTATAACGTGCAGGTTTGGTGCATCGGAAGTCATATCATTAAGGCTCACCTTGCGCCGTCACCGCGCCAGAGGCACCCTTACTTCATTACGTCGTTTGAGAAGGTTCCGGGTACACCGGTTGGAAACAGCCTCTCAGACCTGCTTGGTGACATACAGGAAGTCGCTAATGCAACACTCCGTGCGCTTGTAAACAATCTATCTATTTCGTCTGGCCCCCAAGTCGTCGTTAACGATGAACGTTTGTCGCCTGGGGAGACGGGAGAGGACCTTTACCCATGGAAACGATGGCACGTACGCAACGATCCTGTGGCGAACAACACGCAGGAGCCGATCAAGTTTTTCATGCCGACAAGCAACTCGCAATCGCTGATGGATGTGTACAACGCATTTATTGGCATTGCGGACGATGTATCGGCGATCCCGAAATATGTTGGCGGTCAGGCAGGTGCTGGCGGCGCAGGGCGGACGGCGAGTGGATTGGCTATGTTAATGGGGAACGCCTCCAAGATATTGCAGTCGGTGAGCGCCAACATAGATCGCGACGTGCTAGAGCCCGCGCTATTGCAGTTGGCCGACCTGATTATGCTGACAGACACTTCCGGGTTATTGACGGGGGAAGAAAAGATTAGCGTGCAAGGTGTGGCGGTGGCCATCCAGCGCGAGACGTTGCGTCAACGCCAGATCGAGTTCTTGCAAGCCACGTTGAACCCGACCGACCAGAAGATCATTGGCCTTAAGGGCCGAGCTTCGCTGCTGCGGGCGGTTGGCACTACGATTGGCCTTCCTGGGGAGGAAATTGTTCCTCCGGAACAAGTTATCGAGCAGATGGATGCTAACCAGAAGAAAGAACAGCAGCAAGGTCCGATGTTGGAGCAGGTTCAAAAGGGTGTTATGAAGGGCGTTGAACTTGGTGTGCAAACTATATCCAAGGAATTGACCGCTGGTGAAATAGCTGCTAGAGCACAGATGCCGGAAGGCAAGCCTACACACATAGGAACGCTGCCGGGTGGCTCTCAGGAGCAGGATGCGGCGCAAGGACAAGGCACAAGACAAGGCCCGCTCGTGGGTGGTGGAATGGCCCCTAATTCTGCTAACGTAGTCGGCAATCAACCAGGGCGCGGGGCGCACCCGATAAGTCCAGGCGTTGGGTAATGATACATTTTATATCGGGTTTGCCGCGGAGCGGATCAACGTTGCTTGCGGCCATACTTCGACAAAATCCGGATTTCACCGCTAGTATAATGTCTCCGGTGGGACGTGTTTTTACGGACACGCACGCGGCCATGAGCGTGGATAGCGAAGCGGAAATATTTCTGGACGACGATACCCGAGTGCGGATACTACGGGCATTATTCTCCGCATACTACGCCGACAAAGGGGCGGATGTAATATTTGACAACAATCGGCGGTGGACGGCCAATGCCGATCTACTTATGACGCTGTTCCCTATGTCGCGAATTATATGTTGTGTACGGGACCCTAAAGCTATTGTGGATAGTTTTGAACGGTTACTGCGTTCACATCCATTGGCGGTTAGCAAGATTATAGGAATGCAGTCTAACTTGAACGTATATTCCCGGTTTGACCACTACATGTCCGCGGAGGGTGTATTAGGCTTTGCTTATTATGCGTTGCGGGATGCTTTTTGGGGGCCGGCTAAGGATCGGCTCTTGTTCATTGAATATGACGATCTTTCGCGTTTTCCGAAGGAAGTTTTGGAGGATTTGCACAAAGTCCTCAACCTGCCTAAGTTCAAGTATGATTTTGAAAATATAGAACAGTTACCGTTGACAAAAGAATTCGATGCCAGAATAGGCACACCAGGGCTTCACGACTTGAAAGGTAAAGTGGTGTACGAACCACGTACGACCATTTTGCCGCCTGATATCTATAATCGGGTGCCGGGTCCGTTCTGGCGCGTTAATAAAGAAGCAACCAAGGCACCGTAACGTTCGATTGCCACCATTTTAAGGGCGCTCCATGTCTGTTACTGGGTCATATAAATACGACCGAAATACACTAGGGAACGTTCTCGCCCAAGTGGTTACAGCCATCAACAAGGGTACAGGTGGCGGAAATACCGGTCCTACGGGGGCCACAGGTTCGGGCGTTGGCTCTACTGGCCCTGCGGGCCCTGGTGTGACAGGTCCTACTGGCGCTGTTGGTTTGGGCACAGGTATTCAAGGGCCGCAAGGCAATTACGGTAACACGGGTAATACTGGCCCCACTGGTAATACTGGCCCTACGGGCCAGACCGGCACGGGTGGGCCGCTTGGTGCGACTGGTCCTGGTGCTGGTGTTACCGGGCCTACGGGCCCGACCGGTTCGAGCACCGGCATTGCCGGGTTCGCCGGTAATACTGGCCCCACTGGTAATACTGGCCCGACCGGCGCAACCGGTTTAACTGGTTTCAAAGGACATTGGGGCCCCACGGGTCCTACGGGTCCTACTGGACGAGCTACTACGTTGTTTGTTCCGCCCACTTCAAGTCCGGGTGTTACGGGTCAGGTGTGGAATAAGAACGGCGTTCTTACAATTTCTGCCGGTCCAGGGACGTAAGGAATAAGTCATGGCCGCTAAATATGTAGATGGACCGCTTGTTGAGTCCCCGGATTTTGACTTTCAGCTTTTTGGCGAGCATTTGCATCGCGTTGTTGACACTTTTAACCAAGGGGGTATTGGCGGCGCCACTGGTGTTACTGGTCCTGCTGGTTTGGGCGGTGGAAACACTGGCCCTACTGGCCCTACCGGTGTAACCGGTCCTACTGGTTCTGCTGGTGGCCAACCGGGTCCGGTTGGTAATACCGGTGCGACTGGCCCTACTGGTGCGCAGGGTAATGTTGGCACTGCTGGTTTAGCCGGTCCGTTGGGTCCGACTGGTCCGACTGGTCCGACTGGCATAACCGGTGGTAACACTGGTCCTACTGGTATTACTGGATCGCCGTCTGGTAAACAGGGTCCGACGGGTCCGACGGGTCCGACTGGCGCTACTGGTGGTGCTGGGCTTGCTGGTTCGTCTGGACCGATGGGGCCGACTGGTCCGACAGGTAACACAGGTAATACGGGTATCAACACGTCCGTTTTCACACCGGCTACCGCTGATCCGCATGTGGTTAATCAGGTGTGGAGTAATAGCGGCGTTCTCACAATTTCGGCGGGGTAAGGACAATGGCAACCAACATCCCGTTCCCTACTGTGGGACCAGACACCTACGACGACAACGACCTGAGTACCATTCTCACGCAGGTTACGCACGTCATTAACACTGGTACGATTACTGGTCCGGCTGGTCCCGCGGGTCCTACCGGTCCGGTAACAAGCACTGGCCCGACTGGTACGACCGGTTTGGGAAAGCTGACCACTTTTGTGCCGATTACTGGCGGCACTGGTATGACTGGTGTGGTTTCGTATCCGGGAGCCACTGGGCCTTGGGGGTCATACACCGGTCCTACTGGCGTTACTGGGTATACAGGCCCGGCCGGTGCGCAAGGTCCGTCTGGTCCGCAACCGGGTACAGGTAATACTGGTGCGACGGGTGGTACTGGGTATCAGGGTCCTCCGTATTTTGTTGGTCCGCAAGGTCCGACTGGCGCGACAGGTATCACAGGTCCTACTGGTGCGACAGGACCAAGTGGCCCTGCTGGTTTTGCCGGTAACACGGGTAATACTGGCCCCACAGGTCCTACTGGCGGAAGTACTACGTTCAAACCAACGATTGGTACTGGCGGGTCTGGTAATACTGGAACAACGGTTTATTGGGGTCCGCAAGGTCCAAACGGGCCTGTCCTGAATGACCAGTTTATTGCGCCGACTACCGATCCGAACGTGCGCGGTGCGGTGTGGAATAGAAGCGGGACGCTTGTGATTTCTCCGGGCGTTGTTGGCGGCGGGTAATTGACATTGGAAGGCGGGTGCTGTACAAACGGGGCATAAGGGAAACATCCCATGCCCCGTTTGATTTTGAACAGTATCGTGAAGAACGAGAGCGCGCGTATCGAGCGCATGCTTGAAAGTGTTGTGGCGTTTATCGACTGCGTGGTTATTGTAGATACCGGCAGTACGGACAATACGCAGGACTTGATTAAGTCCTTTTGCAATAAGCACAACCTGCCGGTCCACATCTACGAAGTTGGGTTTATAGATTTCTCGCAGGCGCGCAATAGCGCCCTGCGTAGTGCTCGTATGCACGCGAAGGCCGCGGATGATTACATCCTTCTTGTAGACGCGGATATGGAATTGAAGGTTGAAGATAAAACGTGTTTCGATAATTTAACTGGTCAATCCTACGACATGTATCAGGTGGCCGGTACGCTGCATTACCAGAACCGCAGACTTGTTCGTGCCGGCTCTGTAGGATGGTATCGCGGTGTTACGCATGAATATCTTGACGTGGAGAGCGCGGGGTTTATTCCGGAGGAAAAGGCGTATTTTTTTGACCACGCCGACGGCGCCAACCGCCCCAACAAGTTTACTAGGGATATCAGCCTGCTTAAGCGGGGGTTGAAAGATGAACCCAATAACGAGAGATATTTCTACTACTTGGCGCAGTCGTATCGTGACGCTGGAAAATACATGGAGGCTATACGGTGGTACGATAAACGAGTTAAATTTGGCGGCTGGCCGGAAGAACAGTGGAGCGCACAGCTTCACAGTGCGGAGTGTTACAAGGCCCTTGGTAACGAGGCAGAGTTTATACGCAGATCGTTGATTGCGTATAACATGCGGCCGTCCCGTGCGGAGAGTGTATACGGGCTGGCCAACCATTTTAGGCTTAAGGGTGAGAATGCGCTGGCTTGCTTGTTTGCCGAAGAAGCCATGCGTATTCCACGTACCAAGGATGCGTTGTTTGTGAATGATTACGCCTACACTGTGGGCCCACTGGAGGAATTGTCCATATCCGGGTTCTACGTCGAAAGCAAAAAAGAGCATGCGTTTAACGTTACTAACAAGCTATCTCTTACAGCCGGCCCCTATGCCGGGGCGAGAGAGTTAGCGCGTAACAATATGTTTTGGTACGTCTCGAAATTGTCGGAGGATTGTCCGTCGTTCAAAAGCCAGAAATTAGGGTTTACGCCGGAAGACGGTTGGACGGCTATGAACCCCAGCATTGCTAGATTGGGCGAAGCCATGTTCTGCGTTGTGCGGACAGTTAATTACACTATGGATGACGAAGGGCGCTACTTGATAAAGGGGGTTGAGGACGACGGGAAGGTTGGTTGCAACGCTAACGCCACAAACCCTATTCACACTAGAAATTGGCTGGTGCGGATTGAGAATGATTTGAGCGCAGAAGTACGCAATGAGTTGTTACCGCCCGGTAACATGCCGGTCGGTTGGCCGCTGGTTATTGGGTTTGAAGACATGCGTTTGTTTTCATCCGACCGCTCTATGTGGACTTCCTCTACTGTGCGGCAAATTCATCAAGACGGGAACTGCGAACAGGTTCTAGCCCGTATAGACTTGAACAAGGATGGTTATGTTGTTGGCGATGACTACAAACGAATGTTGCGCCAGCCGCGGGTTACCGAGAAGAATTGGATGCCTATTGACGGTAGCAATCCGATACGGTTCATGTATCGTTTGGGTCATGTGGTGGATAGTGACGGTAAGGACATTGTTGTTAATAAGCCACCGGTAGACGTTGGACAGATTAGCGGCGGTTCGCAGGTAATACCGTGGATGGGTGGATGGCTGTGTCTTGTACACGAAGCACGCCCCTTACCGGATAAGCACTACAAGCGGTACTATTGGCATCGTTTCGCCTATCTCAATCACGAGTTCAAACTTATCAATATAAGTCACCCGTTTGTGTTTCAGGAGAAGCAGATAGAATTTGCTGCGGGACTGTGCTGGCACCCGGACGGTAAGCGGTTTGTGATTTCGTACGGTGTGCAGGATAAAGAAGCACATATAGCGATAGTGAACGAGTCCGAAGTAGGGAAGATGCTATGGTTCGCACCAAAGTTGTGACAGGTTTCGTGCCGATACCAAGGCACCCGCGTACAGCCGAAGAATACGGTAAACTGGGGGAACACTTCAAAGAGTTGATGACTCCCGTTCATCCGTTCTACGAGGGCATCGAAGATTGCTGGCTTACTCGATATTTGCGGAAGCACAAGATACATCCTAATCATTCCGAAGGGGACAACCCCCAAAAGAACACGTTGGCATACCACATAGTGCAGCACCAGAAGTTTGAATGGCTATGCAAGGCTGCTATGTACGACCGCGGGCCTGATGTTTTTATTTGGATGGATTACGGTATATGGCACGTACCTGGAGTTACTTCGAAGGTGGTTCGTGAATTCCTTGCCAGCGTGAAGCCGTTTGATTTAGCTATTCCGGGGTGTTGGAAGTCAGGTGATCCGCGTATAGAGTCGGTTGGTAACGACTGGCCTAACTGGCGGTTTTGTGGCGGTCTTATGGTGGTGCCTAGGAACCAGCTTATACCGCTTTATAAACGGGTGCGGCAGGCTGTGGCAATAAAGCTTTCGCTGGAGCACCATATAACCTGGGAAGTGAATACACTTGCCGATGTGGAGCAATTCCTGCCGATACGTTGGTATGAAGCGGACCATAACGAAACAATGTTCACGGAGTACGAACATGGTGCAGACGTTTCGAGAGTTCCAATCCTCACGGCTTGAGGAAGTTTGTTGTACTCCCCGTTGTCCTGGTGACACACTTAGCGAGGCCGATTATTGCGTAGGTCTCGTAGAGTTGATAAACTTGGTACGACCAAGATCAGTTATAGAGATTGGTTCATGGAAAGGTGTATCCACGGAAGCGTTCTTGTTGACCGTCCCGCTTGTTTTAGCAGTTGATCCTTGGGACTATCCGGATGGTATTTTTGAGGAATTTATGGAGCGGTGTGGTGCGTATCCTGGATTGGGAGTGCGTCGTGGGAAAAGTCCGGAAGCTTTGGAGGGTTTTAACAATCGTTTTGAAATGTGTTACATAGACGCCGAGCACACATATGACGCCGTGCGGGCTGATATTCTTGCGGCTAGCAAAATAGTGAAAGACGACGGGTGGATAGCCGGCCACGATTTCCAAATGCCGCAGGTGGAGAAGGCGGTATTATCCAGAGTAAAGGCGCCTATACTTTTTAGGGATGGGTCTTGGTTGGTCAAAAACAGGATAATGGAATAGCATGTTGTCCAAGGTACACGTCAAGTTTGGTGATAATAACTTGTCTTATAACGAGCAATGCAAGTTGCTGTTCGAATTTGAGAAATTTGCCCGTGTCCTATATCCTGATAAAGGGGTGGAAATTTTCATGGATCGTATGGGGGATGATAGTAAGCTTAGGGTCAAAATGACACCTGAACAAAGGAATACGCTGTAGTGACTGTTATATCGCCGTATGATCTTGAGTTAGACGGCACCAAGGTTGGTTGGTGGAAAGATCGCGTGGAAGCATGGGAGCGCGGCGAGAAGTTTGCTCCTATTACAATGGATGTAGCCTGGACCCGCCAGTGCAATGCTGCGTGCGTGTTTTGTTATGCCACGTTACAAGCTAGTCAAGGGGGCAAGATTGAGAAGAAGCACGCGTTTGATTTCTTGGATGATTGTGCCGAAATTGGTGTGCGGGGTGTGTCGCTTATCAGCGATGGCGAGAGCACTATTGTCCCATGGTTTGCCGACAGCATAGAGCATATGGGGTTGCTTGGACTGAAAGCGGGTTGTAGTACTAACGGTGTACGGTTGAAGCGTCCGTTGCTGGAACGTATCCTCCCCCATATGACCTACTTGCGGTTTAATTTTAGTGCCGCGGATCAACCGCGGTATTCTGCGATCATGGGGTTGCAGAAGCGAGACTACGAACAGGTGCTGCAAAACGTTAAAGACGCTATGGAGATAAAGCGGCGCGACAAGCTGCCGGTTACGATAAACATACAAATGGTCACCATGCCATCGTCGTTCGATCAAATTTTGCCGTTGGCGCGATTGTGCAGAGACGTATTGCGCCCGGATTATTTGATCTATAAGCATTGCTCAAGTGATAGCGAGAACCAGCTAGGTATTGACTATTCTGAATATTCCAAGTGCCATGATGATTTGCGCCGGGCAGAGGCTATGGGCGACGATGAATTTCGTGTTGCCGTTAAGTGGTCCAAGATAGAGAACGAGGGTAAGCGGGAATATTCAAAGTGTTTCGGGGCACCGTTCATCTTACAAATGAGCGGTAATGGTCTGATTGCCCCCTGCGGTATGCTGTTCAACAGAGAGTATGCTAAATTTCACATCGGCAACATTATAAATGAGCGTTGGCGGGATATATTCAATTCTGATCGCTACTGGGAAGTTATTCGGTATCTGGCTAGTGACCAGTTTAACCCACAGAAGCGGTGCGGTGCCAACTGTTTGCAGCATCATACCAATGACTGGCTTTACAAGTTTAACCAGGGGCGCGTGCAGCTTCCGTCTTCTTCCATGCCAACCCACCCGGAGTTCATTTAATGTGGTTTATGCCAACATACGGCCGTCCGCACCACCTGGAGCAGTTGGAGGCTTCCCCTGGCGGTATGCCGCCTTACGACGATTTTGTACTTCTGCTTACCGAGTCTGATCCTAAGTTGGTGGGGTATGACAAATGGCCGTACCGAAAAATGATACGGCCTGCGCGTTCGCTTGGGGACCAACTCAGGTATATATTACCGTGTTTCCCTAGAGAACGTAGCTACGGTATTTTGACAGACGATCATTACCCGCAGACCAAATACTGGTGGAATTTTATGGAAACGGCCGCTGGGGACCGGTTGCTTGCTATTGCTACGGCACCGGGGAGTACTGCGTCGTTGCCAGGAGAACCGTGTTTTGGTGGTGGCCTTGTGCGGGCTATGGGCAGCATAATGCCGCCGAAAGATGTGCATCACAACTCCACCGATGTTGTATGGAGAGAAATTGGGGATGCGTTTAAGTTGATTACGGTTGTTCCGGAAGCTGTTATTTTGGAAAAGCACCCTATACACGGCACCGCGGAAATGGACGATACTTACAAGCGGGGGGCGTTTAACCCGATGTTTAAGGACAATGATCCGGCCAACCACCACAAGTGGTCTGTCAGTAAGGCCCATGACGATATGTATACACGAATTAAAGTGTTTCTCGAAAATTAACAGGTTATCTACTTTTGCCGGGTTAGATGGCCCCAAGGGTTTAGCTAGCCCTACAGGAGATTTTCCAATGGCCAGTGGCGCAAAAAGTGGTTCCAAAGATACCGGTAGCGTTGCCGATCTAAAGGGCAGCGGTAAAGTTGACCGGCACGAAAAAACGCATAACGTAGAATTTGCCAAGGGCGGCAACACCAAGATGTTTGGCGAGCAAGCGGCCGGTGAACAGAAGCCGGAACACACCGGTAAGCAGCCTACGTCGGCTCCCGGTGCGGAGTTCGCCAAGGGCGGCAGTGGTAAGATGTTTGGCTTTACCGCGGCCCAGCCGGCCCAGTCGGGCATTACGAGTGCTCGATAATGGCCATCAAGGTCACAGGCGGTAAGGTTAAATCTGCGGGTGCTCCGGAAGGTAGAGAGTTTGCTTTGGGCACACGACCACCCAATTTGCGTGACTTTCCGATCCAGCGCACCATGCCTGTGAACAGCGGGGCTGGTACACGCAATTATGGTAAGGCCCAGCAAGGCCCACGTCAGCCGGCGTTTGGCGGCGGGTTTGGCACTACAGGCCAGATTGGAAGCTAACCATGGTTTTCAAGAAAGATATTAAGCCGTTTTCCAAAGGCGGGGCAATTACCAAGCACCAGGGTAAGGGCTCGCAGATGGCTGCTATGCCAAATCGGAATACCTTGTCTGCGCTGCAACAGCCAGCAGGTCAGTCGATCAACAACTACGCAAAAGCCACCCCCATGGCTAACCCGACTGCCGGTGCTCCGGACGGTTTGGGTAGTGGGAGTTGGGCTGGAAACGGACAATAATGGCCCTTCCGCCTTCTCTTAAAGACACAATAGAGCGTTTGAAGAATAACGCTGGCGAGGCGTACGATATTTTTGTTAACGCATTTGAAACCCATACCGCCGAAGTTACCGCCACGGTAATAATAGCCTCTCCTTCCGATGTGCAGAATAAGCAAGGACAGGCCCAAGAAGCGACTAAGTTGTTGAGGATGTTCAAAGAAGCCAAGTAAGCCCGGACCGTATAGCCGTCCGCGCCAAAGGAGACGAAAATGGCAGCGCCCCTTCCGCCTGTGGATACTAGTGTTTCACTCCCCCCGTCTGTGCTTAGAGCCGCGGAAGTAGCCAATGCAGCCCATGCGCAAGCGTACGGAGCCCCCGAACCGCAACCAGCAGCTACTGAACCAGCGCCAGCTAATGCAGGGTCACCTGACCCCGCCGCCCCGGCTACAGAGCCAGTCCAGCCACAACCCGTTGCCCAGCTCGCCGCTACACAACCCCAGTCAGAACCACAGCACCAGGAGCCCGTAGAGCCTGCGGAATGGGAGCATCGCTATCAGTCCATGAAGGGGCGCTTCGATCAATCGCAGCGCACTGTTGGATCGTTGCAGCAACAGCTTTCGGAGTTGGGAGACGAGCTTATTCGAACCCAGCAGTTAATAACGCAGCCCCGCCAACAGCAGCAACCGAATACACCGCCGCAGCCGGTTAGGGTATTGACAGACGAAGATCGTGCCAATTATGGTCCGGAGTTGCTGGATGTTATCCAGCGTGCTGCACGTGAAGCTATAGAGCCTGAAATCAATCAGGTTAGGCAGCAAAATCGTAATATAGCTCAAAGGGTTGCAACACAAACGCAGCAAGGTGTTTACCAGACCCTTAGCGCCGAAATACCTAATTGGAACGAGATAAATAACAGTCCACGATTCAAGGCGTGGTGCCGTTTACCAGACCTTTACTCAGGGGTGGTACGTGGTAAGTTGTTAATGGACGCCTTCCAAGCCGCTAATGCGCCTCGGGTAGTCGCGTTCTTTAGGGGCTTCCTCGCAGAGGAAGTAGCCACGGGCCAGCAACCAGACCCGTCGGGCCAGCAGCAGCAAGAACCCGCTCCTGCACGGCAACCGGCGATCCCCCTGGAAACTCTTGCGGCTCCTGGTAGGGCGAAGCCGGCGACTGGGAACACTCCTGCGCCCGCGGATAAGCCGATTTACACACGCGCTCAAGTTGCCGGGTTTTACGATGACGTACGCAAAGGTGTGTACGCTGGTCGTGACGAAGACAAAAAGCGCGACGAGGCATTGATTTTCGCGGCCCAACGTGAGGGTCGCATTCGATAACCAGGGGCATGAGGGTGCCCCGCAATAAGGGGTAGTACCATGCCTATCGGCTCTGGCGCATTTCCGGGTGCAACGTCTGGCTCAACACCGGCTATTTATCCGGTCGGTTCGAGCGGCAACAGCTTGCAGACTACCGGTTTCATTCCTGAAATCTGGTCTGGTAAGCTTGTTGAGAAATTCTATGCCAGCACTGTGTTGGCTGCAATCAGCAACACGGACTATGAGGGTGAAATCAAGAACAAGGGTGACCGTGTGAAAATTCGCACGAAACCCACGATCACCATTCATACGTACGATGCCGACGGCTTGCTCGGTCTCGACCGTCCGACTGGTGGCACCGTGGAACTCTATATCTCCACGGGTAAGTACTTCTCGCTGATCCTCGACGACGTGATGGAAATTCAGAGCGATTTGAACATTCTGTCTATGTGGTCGGACGACGCAGCGCAGCAGCTTAAGATCACGGTTGACCAGGACGTTCTTGCCGGTATCGTCGGCGGAATGGCCGCGGCTAACCAGGGTACGGCGGCTGGTGTCATCACTGGCTCGTTGAACCTTGGTGCGCAGGGTTCTCCGCTTACGGTGGTTGGCCGTAACCCGGCTTCCGGTCAGGTGGAACTGCTTGACGTGCTCATGCGTATGGGTCAGGTCCTGGACGAACAGAACATTCCGGAAGTCGGCCGATGGGTCGTCATGCCGGCTTGGGCTGGTCGCCAGATCAAGCAGTCGGAACTTCGTCAGGCTTATCTGTCTGGAGATAGCGTGTCGATGCTGCGGAACGGCCGGCTTGGTATGGTGGATCGGTTCACGATCTACATTTCGAACTTGCTGCCGAACAACAGTAACGACTCTGCCGCGTTCAACTCTGGTGAGTGGCCTATTTTCGCTGGCCACGCTCATGGTCTGACATTCGCGTCGCAGATTTCCAAGGTCGAAACGTTGAGATCAGAATTAACGTTCGGGCAAATCCTCCGTGGGTTGCAGGTTTATGGCTATCAAATTGTTGATGGTAAAGCGTTAGTTCAGGCACAGGTTACTCCTGGGTCCTAACGGTTCAACCATTGCGAGTGGTGCAGACGGCGGGGCTTGACACCCCGCCGTTTTTGTTTATATATTGGCATGACCCAAAGGAGATTACCATGCCGTATAAAGACGCCGCCCAAAAACGTGCGAATAATGCTGCTTGGCGTGCTGCGCATCCGGATTATAATTGGCACCGGGATAACCCTGAAAAATCAAAAACGCAATCTGATACGTACAGAAAAGAACATTTAACGCAATACGCAGAATACCAACGCAACTCGCGCGGTAGGCGGCCTAGAGAAACGTTGGTTGAACAAGCTAGAGGTAGGGCTAAACGAGACGGGCTCCCCTGCGATATAACCGTTGAATTATTGGAGTGGCCTACGCATTGCCCTGTACTAGGGGTAGAATTGGACTATACCCAAACGCCGCCAGGAGAACGGCGGATTAGAACGAATTCGCCTACGCTTGATCGCCGCGTAAATAAACTTGGGTATGTGAGGGGTAACGTGTTTGTAATTTCACACCGCGCCAATCGTATAAAATCCGACGCAACTGCTGCCGAGTTGAAAGCTGTTGCTGAATATGCGGCTATTACCGTCTGATTAACGAATGGTTGTTACCGTCGGCGGTAACAGGACCGCCGATATGTCTGAACAACTCTGCACGGTGAAAGACTATATAGACGACGTGCGGACACTGGTTCAAGATAAACGCCAGCCGTATCGCTATGACGACACCAGCATGGTGCGGGCGCTTAATTTGGCGTTCCTTGAGGGGCGGCGCATTCGACCGGACCTGTATATTCATCGGGATGGTCTTAAGGTCCCACATTTCGAAAATCCATCCGATGAAGAAGTCCATATGGAGCAGCAGTTCCGGCTGGCGTTCGTGTTTGGCACTGCGTCGCATGTTCTCTTGAGGGACGAGGAGGACGTGCAGGATTTGCGTGCTAACTCGTTCGCCAATACTTTCAAGTACCTTCTTACCGGCGAGAAGCCGCCACAAGTTCAGGGTGGCACGCCTGGACCTGGAAGTGCCCAAAAATGATAGCCACTCGCGACCTCGAACAATTTATGAACCAAGCCCGGATCAAGCTTCCGGGTGCGTCGGATATGGGCCTTAAGGCTGAACTGTACGACGTGCTGGATGAATTTTGTGACGAGAGCGGTGCGTGGCGTGAGGCACTTACGGTGCCAATCTTGGCCAAGACCAGCACCAATAACAACCTTAACTACCAGCTTGTTCCGCAAAACGATGGTATTATCATACGTCTAGTGGGCGTGTGGGACCCCTTGAACATTCCACAGCCAGCCTTCATGCCGACCAATGCCAGTGATGACGGCACTGAAATTGGACAGCTTCAACTGGTGAACCCAGTTAATCAGCCTCAGAATTTCACTGTTGCGGTAATCAAGACTGTTGTGTTGCCTAACGGTAAGGGCGAAGTGCCGGTGTTCGATCAAGTCTTATTTCGGCGCTACCATCGGTATTTGCTGGACGGCGTGCTTGGCAAGATGATGGGGCAGCTAAATAAATCTTTCTCCAATCCAACGCTTAGTATGTATCACTTGCGTAGATTTGAAAATGGCAAGGCCATGGCGCGGGTGCAGACCGAACGACAGAATACGCAGGGCGCGCAGGCGTGGTCGTTCCCGCAGACTTTTAGAGCGCGAGGCCAACGTGGCGGTGTATCTACTGCTAACCCATCGCAGTTCTAACGGAGTGATAGATGCCATCGCCCACTAGTGAAAAAGTCGATATTGTTGTTTCAAACAACGCGACTTTTAATGACAGCTTTTGGTTTGACCCACCGTATCCGTGGGGGGTTACGGGTGCGACTGGTCCAACGGGAACTAACTGGACTTTGACCGGTCAGAATTTTCGCTTGGATATTAAGGGGAACAAATACACGCAGGTTAACCCGTTGCTGTCTTTGTTCTCGACAAATGGGCAGATCGTGGTGGATGATGTTAACCAGCGGATACTTCATTTCAATGTGCCGGAAGCCACGCTTACCGCGGCGCTTATTCCTGGTGAGTATGAATACGATTTTGTCATGTACGACAATTCTAATCCGCCCGTGCGCGTGCAGTTGATGCACGGTAAATTTAGGGTGGACGAAGGAATTACAGGGGGCTAAGATGGTTGCTTATCCGGCTGGTCCAACTCCTGTATTCACGCGCCCTATTGTTATAGCAACAGGGTTCACCGGCCCTACTGGCCCTGGTGTTGGGTCTACCGGTCCTTCTGGAGCAACAGGCCCTACGTCGGCTACTGGCCCCATTGGCCAAACTGGGCCCACTGGCGCTAACTTTTCCAGTTCGTTTTTGGCTGCGGGTGCGGGTGGCGCCACGCCGGTACTGTCTGTTGGTCCGACTGGTGTGCATTCCGCTGTGCAGGCTTGGTTGTCTATTACTGGCCCTGCGGGTACGCAAGTGTATATCCCTTGTTACTAAGGTGCCTAAATGCGTTTTGAAGTTGCCGACGAAGAAAGAGTTCTCGGGCGTCTAAATCAGGTTGTTGGCGACAGCCTACAGCATGAGATTGATTATTCGGAGTGGTTGCAGAAGGGCGAAGTACTTAGCGCGGTATTTTTAACAGTTGATGCTGGCACGGCGACTGTTAGCAACCAGACTTATTTTCTAAACCAGAAAGCTGTTAGGTTTTTTCTTAACGGCGGGACACTTGGCGATCAGTTCAATATTATAGTGTTTGCCACCACGTCGTTTGGCCAAAGCCGGTATGATAGTATTCATGTTGGTGTTGAAACGAATGGTGGTGCCGTTGTTTTGTCTTCTAACCAGCAGCTTATGTTGTCAATACAGGGGAATACGGGGCCCACTGGTATCGGTCCTACTGGTCCGTCGGGTGGTCCTACTGGTGCAACTGGTTCGTCTGTTACTGGTCCTACTGGCACGACCGGTAACACCGGTTCTACTGGGTGCACAGGAAACACTGGCCCTACTGGTGCGCAGGGCATACAGGGTATTCAAGGCGTAACTGGCCCCACGGGTAACACAGGAAACACTGGCCCTACTGGTGCGCAGGGCATACAGGGTATTCAAGGCGTAACTGGTTCTACGGGGAACACCGGTAATACCGGTCCCACTGGGAGCATCGGTAACGCGGGCCCGACCGGTGCACAGGGCGTAACTGGCCCCACCGGTAACACCGGTCCCACTAGTAATACTGGTCCTACCGGTGCACAGGGCGCAGCGAGCACAGTTACTGGCCCCACTGGTAACACCGGTAACACCGGCCCTACTGGTGCGCAAGGTAACGCTGGGGCAGCGAGCACGGTTACTGGTCCTACCGGGTATACTGGAAATACGGGGAATACTGGCGCTGCTGGTCCTGCTGCCAATACCGGTGCAACAGGTCCGACAGGACCAATCGGCAATACAGGTAACACTGGTAACACTGGTAACACTGGCCCAACCGGGTTAAATAATAGCGGTACAGGGTGGGTTCCTACAGATCAAAGTGGGGCGGGTTTATCATTTACAAATGCTACTGGTACATATTCCCAAATTGGTAATTGGGTTTTTGTGGCAGGCGCGCTAACTTATCCTTCTACTGTTGACACCAGCGCGTCTAAAATATCGTTACCTGTTGCGGTGCCTAATACTTTATACGCTGCTGTCCCAGGGGTTTCTACTAATGCTTCTTCTGGCAGTGAAATAAGGGCGGTTCAAAATTCTTCCACCGCGGCGTTTGTGCTTATTGCTAGTGGCGCTGCGCTTACCAATGCTAATCTTACTAGCAGAGCAATAGAGTTTGCGTTGGCGTTTCCAGTGAGTTAACATGCGTGATTTTACGGTAATACGAGCAAGTGCAGCGTCATTAGGGTCCATCGTCCAGACGGTGGGTTCTGTGTTGACGTATGTTATCGACTATCGACAGTTTTTGACTACTGGCGAAACTCTCGCGTCTGTTGGATTTGTGGTGAGTGGTGGACCCGCCACGATTTCAAATGTTACGTTGTCATTGGATCGTTTGCAAGTGATGTTCACGCTTAACGGTGGCGGGTTGAACGATAAGTTTACCGTCACGGTAACAGCAAAAACTTCTACCGGTGAAACACGCGTTGACACGATAAACTGCCAAGTTACGACCAACGGCGGCCCTACAACGCTGTTTGCAAACGGCCAGCAGTATAACACTTTGATCGGCCCACAAGGCCCCACAGGTAATTCAGGGCCGACTGGACTTCCTGGTTCTGCGGTTAACACAGGTGCGACCGGTCCGACGGGGTGGACAGGTAATACCGGCCCTGCTGGTACTGCGTCTAATACAGGTGCCACAGGAAACACAGGCCCATCAGGAGGCCCGACGGGTCCGACTGGAACATCGGCCACGGGGCCAACGGGCTATACAGGTCCTTCTGGTCCGGTTGGCGGTCTTGGTGCTCCTGGCGCTGACAGCACGGTTACTGGGCCTACTGGATATACGGGTTATACCGGTAATACTGGCGCGTCGGGTTCGGCTTCAAATACAGGTGCTACTGGACCTACTGGGTTTACAGGTAACACCGGGAATACTGGTGCTTCAAGCACAGTTACTGGTCCTACCGGTAATACTGGGCCGTTGGGAACAGGGCCAACAGGAAATACCGGCGCTCAAGGTGCGGCTAGCACAGTTACCGGGCCCACCGGTAATACGGGTTCTATTGGCGCTGCGGGGGCGGCGAGCACTGTTACCGGTCCTACTGGCAACACGGGCCCTGGTGTTAATCTTGCCGCGGCGAATGTGTGGACAGGATTAAACACGTTTAACGGGGGGCTTCTTACAGGGACCGGTGCTACGTTTGGGTTTGGCGGTCCGGAACCTTGGTGTGACGCGTCAGTGTTTGGTATGTCTTCTGCCAATGCAGATAATTCTACAGCGTTGCAAGCTGCTATTAACTATATGAATTCTAATTTTGGCGGTGGAAATATACGTATTCCGCACGGGGATTTTCTGTTTACGAACGCTGTTACGGTAAAAGGTGCCTGTAGGTTGATTGGTGTTGGCAGACGCTTAACTGTTTTAGATGCACTGGCTACCGACATAAACGTTTTGAATTTTAACTCCAGTTGTCAAGATGGGTGCGGGTTGCAAGACCTTGCGGTGTATGGCAGACAAAATGCGGCTGCTTCGCATAGTACTATTATTGTGGCGGCAGGAGTTCCGGTTACATTTAGGGACTGTAATATTTGGTATGGCCTTATTGGTATAAATATGGCCGGGGTGGATGGTATTATTGAAGATTGTTCTATTCAATCTTATGGGTATAATGTATATTCCACAGGGGCTAATTGGTGGTTGCGTACTGCGTTTGATGACGCTATAGCCGGTTTCACAGCGTTCTATCAAGACCAAGCATATGCTGGATCGCCTAGCGCAGAGAACCACTTTACCGATTGTGATCTTTCTACGGCGGCTACTTATTCGTTCCAGTGCGACGATGTGGCTGGTAGTCCTCGGGCCATAAACACGTTTAACGGCTGTGTATTCTCTAAAGCGGTTCTTATCCATAGGGCAGAAGCCACTATGATTTCCACCTGTGAAGTCGGTGCGGGTATTCTCATAGACAGCGGTGGCGGGGTTATGACCTTAACCGGTAATTACGCTTTCAACCCTATCACGGTGACGGGTGGGACGGCGGTTGTGAAGGCAGGTAACTACAACATTTCGTAAGGAGGGTTTCATGGGTTGGTTTGTTGCTATTGTGATTGTTGCATTTGTAGGGTATGTTGCGTACAGGGTTTATAAATCGGACCCTAATGCCGCGCAAGAAGTCGAGAGTGCATTCGGCAAGACAGGACCAAAGAAGTAAACCATGGCCACAGTTGTCGAGACAGTTGGTGCTGCTGTAACAGCCACCAAAGACGCCACTGCTGCTACATTGGATAATCACGCCGTGTCTGACTGGCGTGATGCCCATAAAATGTGGAGCATACAGATTGCCGTGTTTTGGGCTGTTGTGGCTGGCGTATGGATGGCGTTACCAGCATTTCAAGACCGTCTTGACCCGTTTTGGTTCGCCGCCTTGTGTATTGTGTTTTCACTGGCTATATGTTTTGCTAGGCTTACACATCAACCAGGGTTACCTGACTAATGACCAGTATTCGTAATCACCCTCTTGTACAGCAGCACGCCGGCAAAGTTGCATGGTTGGTTGTTGCTATTACCATAGTGTCCGGATTTGAAGGGTTCTACCCTAAGAAGTACTATGATAGCGTTGGTGTAGCCACCATATGTTATGGGGCTACAGCAGCCGACCATGTGGACCTTACCAAGGTTTACACGAAAGAAGAATGCCAGCGAATGCTCGGGAACGATTTGCCCAAGTACGACTTATCGGTTCATAAATGTCTCACAAAGGAAGCATACGATGCCCTACCGCCAGAACGACATGCAGCAGTTGTTAGCCTTGTCTACAATGTCGGCGGCGGCGCTTTCTGCCATTCTTCTGTGGCCCGCGATCTTAATGCTGGACGGTTACAACAGGCTTGCGACGATTTCCTCCGGTTCAACAAAGCCGGGGGCCGAGTCCTCAAAGGGCTAACCAATCGACGCGAAGCCGAGCGCAAACTTTGCAGGGTGGGACTATGACATTTTTGGTAGAATATTTTTTTGCCGGTGTGTGGAGTCTTGTTTGGCACTGGGGGCTTGGGATAGGGCTTGTTATCCTGTGCTTGTTCATGGCATGGTTCAGCCCCCTATGGAAAAAGGATTTTTTATGGGCCGCGGTAGTTGTGGTTATGGCTCTCGTGTTTGAAGCCGTGGGCGTCCACGACGAAGCCGTGATTTGCAACGCCCGGACAGTTGTGGTAGAGAAGCAGGTTCATAAGGTGGTTGTTGGCACCAAAAACCCAAAGGCCAAACAAAAGAAAGACCCCTTCGATAACCCCAAATTTTGAGGACCCACCATGAAAGCCGTAGCCCTTTTAGCATTGCTTGCTGTAGCTCCTGCCAGTTGTAACCCCAATAATGTTCCGGCTGCGGATAGAGCCACTATTTGCGAAGCCCTTATTGGGCCGTTGCGTTATAACACGGCCAATAAAGCCAGTCAGCGGTATGCTGCTGTTCTGTTGGCAATGGACCTGAAACAGCGTAATCAAGTGTGGACGGCTCTTGGGTGTAGGGAGGGAACGTGAAAGCAATTCTGCTTGCCCTAGCTCTGCATGTTCCACCGTTGGACTGTTCGAAGATACCCTGGTTCTTCAAGTCGTATTCTGTGTCCCAGGTAGATGACGCCATGCGGTCTGTGGGTATGTTGAAGTGGCAGCTTGCGCGCTTGCACAAATGCCTGGGCGTTAATGAAGTCTAAAGATACTTACCCTAGTTTTCAATCTGCAATGGCGGCCATGAAGCAACGGCCGTCTTCTAACGTATCACAAGGCGCGCAGCCAGCTACAGGAGACCCCAATGGCAGAATTGTTTCAGGTGCCGATAGAGGACGAGGATATGGCGCCGCTCAAGCTACAGGAAACGCCAGAGCAAGCAACAGTGGAAGTAGCCGCGCCGGAACTTGATGCTCCGGTAGAAAACGCTAAACAGCGTGCGGATCGCGAAGCGGCGGAAGCCCGACAGACACGCGTTAGGGATTTCACTTTGGCAGTGCTTGAAGCCCGCAAGCCGGCCCCGGAGCCTGTTGCCACGCAACCTGTGGCTCCGGGTATGGCGGATCGTACCGCTGCGGAAAAGGCCGAAGGGGCGCGCATGAACCAAGTCCATGCCGATGCCAAAGCCAATCGGCCGGTGCAGAAACCTAACGCACGAGAAGTTGCCGCGCAGGGTAGCTCTACGCCTGTCTTCCGCCCGTCCGACTATATTCCAGACCCTACGAAGGCTGCGCCACCGCAGGGTCGCAATTTATAATGCCGTTTGATTTTGCTGCATATAAACGAAAGCGACGCGCGGACCCCGTTCTTCATGCGCATGATAGGGCTATGGATAATGCACGCTTGCGCAAAAAACGAAAAGAAGACCCGGAAAAAGTTAGGGCCCGAGATAGGGCCGTGTATCATTCTCGACCAGAAAATTGGATAAAACGAGCTCGTTTACGAAAGTATAAAATTACTCCTGTAGAGTGGGATAAACTATTCGAGCAGCAAGGGAAAGTCTGCGCAATTTGCAAAGACCCATATGCTGGTTGGAAGCGAGGAACGTGGCACACAGACCACGATCATAAGACAGGAATAGTGCGTGGCATTCTCTGTCACCATTGCAATCATATGCTTGGGGCAGCAAAAGACAACCCGGATTGTCTTATAGAAGGCGCGAAGTATCTGCGGGAAAGGAACGGTGGTCCCAATGCCGGCAATAAAGCTTGAACAGATAGGTGGAATGTTGCCTGCTTGGGACCCGTAGCCACAATTACTCCCGGCCGGGCAGGCATCCGACGCTACTAATCTTTATGCATTCTCCGGACATATGGAGGGTTGGCGCGTACCAAAGTTGCTGCGCAACCTTACGAATAGCGCGGCTAAGTTTGCGTATCGCGTACCATCTACCGCGCAAACCTATGCGGGTGTGTTTCTTGTTTTTGCTGGTGGAGGGGGTCATCGCCCTGCCGATGGCGATACAGTAACAATCGGTAATTTCACATACACGTTTCGTCTAACCGCCGCCGTTGCCCCATATGAAGTTTGGATGGGTAACACGGGTACAGAGAGCGCGCGTAACCTTCTTGCTGCGTTGACTAACGACAATGGGCTGCAAACAAATATCGGCTTGTGGTACGCCAACGGTACTGAGCAAAATCCTGCTGTGGGTACGCAGAGTTACGTGGGTATGATACCATTGGGGGCTGGTGCTGGTAACGCGGCCTATGTACCGTACGTAGCGGTACAGGCTCCTGTTGTCGGTGTTGCGTATAACGGGGTTACAGCAACTACGAACGTAAATCCGCAGTCTATCAGGGTGCTGTCCGATCTGGCTTCGCTCGCGGACACAACTACGGTTTTTGTCGGTGGCAGCAATCCCTCCTTGAAAAATGGAATTACTGATACTGTGTCGTGGTTGGAATTTTTAGACCCTGATACCAACGTAGTGCGTTCGCAAGTTTTGAACGACCAGTTTCAGCGGTATTATTTTGCTAGTCCATCCCAACGTCCGCAGTATAACACAGCGGCTCGTATTGCTGCCGGACAGCCCGCGTTTAAGCTTGGCATAAACCCACCTACTATTCCTCCAACTGTTTCAGTATCGGGGGGTAATAATCAGCTTTCGTTTCCAACTTATGGGTCCGCGAACAGCGGCGCAAGCTTGGGGTCCTTTTTTGCCAACGCTATGATGCTGATGCCAATTACCCCTACGGTAAATGGCACCTTACAAAGTGTGTCCTTTACGCCGGGTAATACAGACGCCACTCAACAATTCCAAGCAGTTGTCTATTCCGACAATGGAACAGCTACTGGCGGAACAACGCCAACAAAACCTTTTACTCTTATTGCTGCGGGTGCAATCCAAACCGGAACTACGGCGGGTGTAGCGGCAGTAAGTCCATTGCTTAACCCAATAGGGTTGCTGGCCAATACATCATATTGGGTTGGTTTTATGCTTCTCAATAATGAGAATATATACGCTGCTAGTCCTGCTACTCCGCTTACTGGTTTGGCTACTAACACTAACGTGCCGTTCGCTAATGGTGCCCCCTTCAACGCGCCTGTCCTTAATACTATGGCCGTGTATGGGTACGCGTCTAACCCGTCCATATGGGCCACCATACAAACAAGCGACGTGTTGGAAGCGCGTGCTTACATTTACACTTGGGTGAGTGCGTACAACGAGGAAAGTGCCCCAAGTCCTTTCGCACTGGCAAACGGTTTCACCGATGCTACGTGGAGTATTCAATGTACGCCACCGCCTTTGGCGGACATGGGCACAGATCGCAACCTGACAACCGTTAGGCTTTACCGTACGGTAACAGGATCGTCCGGCGCCACGGTGTTCTTTTGGGTAGCGGATTTCCCCATAACGCAGACCGGCTACCAAGACACACAGACCGATGCCGTGATCGCCACGCATATCCAGCTTCCGAGTACGACTTACTTCCCGCCGCCTGGAAACCTACAAGGTTTAATCAATCTCCCCAACGGGATGGTTGCAGGGTTTATAGGTAACCAGATTTGGTTCTGCGTTCCGTTCCTGCCGCATGCGTGGCCACCTGCTACGGTGTTCAACACAGAGTTCCCTATTGTTGGATTGGGATATACCAACGGCGCTCTGGTGGCCTGTACGGCGGCCACGCCTTATGTGTTGAACGGCACCAACCCCAACACCATGAGCGTTACAAAGTGCCACGCTGCGGAACCATGCTTGTCCCGCGGAAGCATTCTCAGTACCGACCTTGGCGTATATTACATGTCGCCGAACGGGTTGATACAGGTTACTAATTTGGCGCAGGCCACCAACGTAACCGAGTTATGGATAACTCGCGAGAAGTGGGTAGCTCTTACGCCGCAGCAGCGTGGGCGTGTTGCTCCCATAAGCGGGTGTTATTTCTGTTATGGTACTACGTCCGGCCCCATTGTTAATGCGGATAAGGCTACAGCAGTCCTTTTGCATTTTGATGGTGTAAACGGTTCAACGGCTATAACAGACACGGCTTCCCCCCTCCATATTTGGACAGCACATGGCGCTGCCGCTATTTCAACGGTGGCTTCTAAATTTGGCGGTTCTGCTCTTGTTTGCCCAGATGCTGTTGACGGCAATGACTATATTGATATTCCCGCGGGTTCTGATTTTTACTTAGGTTCCGGTGATTTTACTATTGATACGTGGTTCAATAGGCAGGGGGGTAATGGCACAACTCGTATTATTGCGGGACAGTGTAATGCTGGCGGTGCTGACCAGAGTTTTCAATTAAGGTTGAATTCTTCAAACGTTCTTGAGGCACTTGTTAACGGGACTAATAATGTTACAGGGACCACCGCTGTAACTTCGGTGGGTTGGCATCATGCGGCTCTGGTTCGTACTGGTAACATTTTACGGTTGTTTTTAGATGGCGTACAGGAGGGTGGCGATATCGCTTTTACCGGGGCGGTAACAAGCAGCACGTCGCCACTGGCTGTGGGCAGAATTGGGGCTTTTCCTAGTTTGTCGTTCAATGGCTATATTGACGAGTTTAGAATTTCAATTGGAGTTGCGCGTTGGACTTCCAATTTTACACCCCCAGCAACAGCGTATTCACTACCCGCTGTTGTTGATCCTGTTGCGCAGCAAGGGTTCGCTATCGAGTTAAACCAGGATAATACCAGCTTCACCATATGGCCGCAGCCGGGTGGACATAGAGTGGGCTTCACCAAACTTACTTCGCCTAACGGTTTTAACGTGGATAATATTTCGATTGACCCGTGGACGGGTATTGCGTTGATCGTGCAGAACGGCCAAGTGTATTATTACGACTTTACAGACCCAGCCGCGGCCATGCAGCCGTATGCGTACCAGTCCAAGGTCTACCAGCAGAATACCAAAAAGAGCTATTCAGCCATGCGGGCGTTCTTCACGGTGCCGGTTAACACGCCAGCACAGCAGGGCGTGCCTAATCAACTGGTTGAGACCGATCCAAGTTGGCAAACGCTTGGCACTGGCCAGTGGGGTATTATCCTGGTGTATGCCGACGTGGACGATGGCACCGGGCAAGGTGTCCTACAGCTTGTGTGCGCGCGTGAACTGCGCCAGAGCGGCGAACTGCTTAGGATTACGGGTGGCTACAAGGCCGAACGTTGGCAGTTCAAAGTGCTAGGACGTGTGGTTATATCGAATATTCAAGTAGCTACGTCGGTTAAAGAATTGGCGAATATATAATGCCTAACCCTCCCATTGGCCCGCCCGGTAGTGTTGTCGTCAACAACACGCCCATACAGCTTCCGGTGATCCCGAAAGCTACGGATTTGCCTAGCGCGCTGGGCGCCATACAGGCACTTACGCAAGCTATAAATATTCTAACCAACGCCATACCGTCCAACAGTGCGGCACAGTCCACGGCGTCTTCCACGCCGGCTGTTACCGCGTCGGCGTTCCAGCAAACTAATATACAACTTAAGACTATACGGGTGACGGACCCCAACGACAGCAGCGTGTTTGTGGACGTAGAGCAGATTGTAGGGTTGACACTTTACGACCCTGTGACCAAGCAGACTTGGCAGTGGCACCAATAAATCCTTAAGTATTTATAAGCCCCTTAGACCTAAGCTCGGCCTCGTATTTCAACGGGGAAATCATGGCTTCGTCTATTCCGGTTTCGGTTAACTCCCCGCAAAGCAATATAGCGGCGCAAATTGCCCAATTGGCAGCAGCACTTGGGGTACAGGTTTTCAACTGGGCCCAATCCCAGTATCAGGTGACTTCGAACGTCACTGACCAAGCTATAAATAATTTCTTAACCACAAGCCAGATCGGGCTGGGTGCTGCGCAACAGATGCTGTCGCAGTACGAGAATGTTACCGTCCCGGAGATTAACCAACTTGCCTCTATGGCTGCGGAGTATAACAGCCCGGCCCGTATCAGCCTTAACATGGGGGCTGCGGAGAGCGATGCTGCGCAGAAGGCCGATGCGGCCAGATTGAACGCGATCCAAAACCTTGAGTCCTATGGTGTCGATCCGTCCAGTGGTATGTATGCGAATTTGGAGCGCACGGCGAACACGCAAGCCGGTGCGGCGGAAGCTGGGGCTGGACAGCAAGCGCAGATCAATACAGCCAACACTGGTAGACAGCTTCTTGAACAGAGCATTTTGCAGGGCCAACAGCTTCCCGGTGACGTGGTGAATTCGTTGAACTCTGCGTTCCAGGGTATTTCCGGAGCGGAGAATTCTGCACTGGGCAGGCTTAACGCAGGTACGGCGGCGCAAGGTGCTGCCGCGCCGTATTTTCAGTCCGCCATAGCGTTGCGTTATCCACCCACTGGGCAAGCCAGCAATAGCGGTGCTGGCGGGGGTGGGGGCGGTGTCAGACAGCCACAACGCCAGCAGCCACAACAGCGGCCACAAGCGAATTACGGTGGCGGTGGAAGCAACCAATCCGGGCGTCCTGGTGGACAGGCACCTTCCAAAGGTTTCAAGATGATAAGTGGTGCTGGTCTTCCACAAGAAGATCAAAACCAAAATGATCCGGCGTTTCAAGGGGGACAGTACGGCGCTGGAGCCATTGACCCGACTGGTGCGGGGTATAACGAGTATGGCCCTGCGGCGGCGTATGCTGGTGCCGGTCTTGGCAATGATCCGTTTGCTCAGCAGTTTGCCGGATGGAGCGGCGGTCAGACCAACCCGGTAACTAGTACGCAGTCTTCGCCTATGGCGCCCGGCGTTCCCATGTCGGATGCAAACTCGTATACAGGCGGAAGCTTTAATGCACCGGGTAGTACATTTGGTAGCGTGAACGCTACACCCGGATATAATACCCCCGCGCCGGTACAGAATGGTTCCACTAATGTGGATTTTGGTGCGCAGCAGGCTGGTGGTTTTAACACGTCCAGCCCCGACTGGCAGACCGGTGCCGGGTTCATAAATCCAGGCGGCAATCAGGGGGGGTTTGACCCTAACACGTTTAACGCAGGATTTGATCCGAGTGGGTTCAATCAAGGCGCATTTCAGCCCGGTGGCGGCGGTTGGGGTGTTGATACCAATGGAGGGTTTGACCCAGGCGGATTTCAGCCCGCTGCATTTGATCCCAATGCCGGTGACGGTAACTGGGGCGATCAATGGGCTGGCGCTGGTGATTGGGGAGGCGGCGGTGGTAGAGCAGGCGGTTACGCGGCTGATCCTAGTGCTGGCGGCGATTGGCAACCCCCCGGTGATTTCGGTGGCGCGTATGCTCGTGGCGGACAAGTGCGAGGGTATGCGGGTGGCGGCGGTGCATACGGTAACACGGTGGATACGCCGGGCGGTGCCGCGGATTTCAGCATGCCGGACTGGGGTAATGACGGTATGAATTGGGGTGGCGAGGGCAGTGGTGGTGGCTCTTGGCGATACAAGAACATGAACATGGGCTTGCCAAACTCCAGTAACCCGCAAGTCGGTGCAGACACTGTAAGCACTTGGGGTGGCCAGAACTATGGCGGGGCTACGTCCAACGAGCAATCTCAAAACTGGATGGACCAGTTAAACCAAGGATCACAAGACAATCAATCTAGCATGGGCGCGGCTGGAAATTTCCAACGGGGGTTTGGTTCGCCATCATCCCCACAAAGTGGTCCGGAAACTAACTCTTGGCAGAGCGGTCCACAGGCGGCGTCTTGGCAAGGCAACCTTGGATGGGGTGGAGGCTGGGCGCGTGGCGGCATGATACCTTCGCCGACGACTGGGGGTAAGGTTCCCATGCGAGCCAGTCCCAGCATGGGGAGACAGCAGGACGATGTTAAGGCGAACTTGAACGCGGGGGAGTTTGTCATTCCGCGGGATGTGGCTGCGTTCAAAGGGCAGGAGTTTTTCCATAAACTTATTGCCCAAGCGCGTAAGCACCGTGTAACAGGTGGCAAGCCGCCGTCTACTCCGGTTGGTGGGCAGCCATCGCGCCAGTTACCAGGACCGACGCGGTTCAATTCACGACCCATGCAGCGGCCACAGGGGCGATAAATGACCTACGGATTTAACCAAGACAACAAGTTTTTACAGAACGGCTTAATGGATATGCCGGTGTCTGGTAATGCGGCCACGGCGTTTCTTCCGCAAAACACTGGGGGTGTGCCGTCTTCCAGCGTGGCGCAGAACGGCTTCCTGCCGCCTGACCCCTCCAACATGGGTGGTGTGGGTGATAGTGGGGCTGGTATTCCCAGTCCGTTCACGGTGTCCGACGGCGGTAGTAACAGTGCCGCTACGTCTGGTGGATATGGCCAGAAGTATACCGGTCCTACCAATACTTCCGACGGCGTGGGGGGAAACAGCGGTGCGGCGTTTGGTGGGTATGGCAGTAACGCCAGTGGCGGGGATACCAGCGCGGGAGCGTTTGGCGGCACCATGGCGTTTGACGATGGCGGCATGATCCCTAGCCCAGGTGGCGCAGGTAACGGTGACACTGGTACGGGTGGCTTGGATAACGCCGTGCAGTCGGTCATGCAGACACTACAGCAGGGGCGAGCGCGTAACGGCCTGCCGCCTACTCTTATGAGCGGGGAAGACGCTGCGGCGGGTTACGCCGATGGTGGCGATGTTACCGAAGGTGGCGATATGAGCGATCCGTCTGCGGGGGGTATTCCGGAACAGCCCGCGCAAAGTGGCGGGATGGCCGGACAGACCGCGGCGAAAATGGTTGGGTATCTCAAGGGTGCGGACGCGGTGTCCCCCGAAATTGCGCAGGCACTACAGCGGAGAATTGACCCACAAGGACAGATGGACCCTAACGCACGCAACCTTATGGCTGTAGCCCAGGCTCCGGATCAGGCGAAATGGGGTTTGATGCAGCACATGCGCCAGAAGTATGACGCCACCAAGGCGTTCGCTGGGGCGGCTGCACAGGGCACACAAGGGAAACCGCCAGATATTAACGCATCCGCTCGTGCGGCCACACAAGCGTTTCAGAACTTACCGGACGGTAATGCAGTCCAGTTTCAACCGCACCCCCAAGGCGTGGCCGTGCATATCAAGTCTTTGGTTGGCGGGCGTAAGGGTTATGATGAAGGTGGCGATGTTACCGCCACTGACGACGGAATAAGTGCGCCGGATCAAGCCCCGGATAACAGCGCACTGAAAAGCCTTGTACTGTCCATTCCGGATTATGTGAAATATATTACTGGTAACGGTAGCCAGTATGACAATGTAATGGACAAAGGTATGGAGCAGAGCCTTAGCCCTTCGCAAAGTGGTGGTGCTGGGGACGAAGCCATTCCGGAAGAAGGCCCGCAGAACCCGCGCGGTGGTGTCATGCCGCGGTCTGGCAAGTATTACACCCCCACGCCTCTTTCTTCCACGCCGAAGGGCAGTACGCCTCGTGCTCCCGCTGGACCCACACAACAGGGCAAAGCCGAAGTTGGCGATGAAGCCGCTGCTGATACAGGCGCTACTCCTGGTGGACA